TCAGGCTTCGTCGAGGATTTCGCCGACGAGGGCGGCGGTGAGTTCGACCCGGCGCGGGATCCACAACTGCAGGGCGTGCTCGGTGCGAGCATGCGAACCGCCGCCGACGGTGCCGAGCCCGTCGAGCGTGGGCGTGCCGACTCCGGCGGTGAAGTTGCCGTCCGAGCCGCCGCCGACGGCGACCGAGCGCAGCGGCGGGTGGCCCAGGGTCGAAGCGAGGCGCTGCGCTCGGGCATAGAGGGCCATGGCCATCTCCTCCTCGAGCGGTGCGCGGTTGATGCCGCCGCGCAGGTTGAGCTTCGCTCCGGCGACGGACGGGGTGAGGGACCGCAGTTCGGCGTCGATGCGCTCCTGTTCGGACACGGTCGCGGCACGTGAGTCGATGCCGACGACCGCCTCGGCGGGGACGGTGTTCGTCGTCGATCCGCTGTGCATGACCGTGGGGACGACGGAGGTACCGACGGCCGGGGCGTGGAGGGCCGCGATCCGCACGACTTGGTTGGCGATCTCGACGGTGGCGTTGATGCCCTTCTCGGGTTCGACTCCGGCGTGGGCGGCCAGGCCTTCGACCTCGAGGGAGTAGATGGCCACCCCCTTGCGGGCGATCTTCACCGAGCCGTCGGGGGCTCCGCTTTCGAAGACGAGGGCCGCTTTCGCTCCGCGGGCCTCGTTCTCGATGATCTCGCGCGAACCGGGGGAGCCGAGTTCCTCGTCGGCGGTGATGAGGATGCTCACCCCGTCGAGGCTGCCGCGTTCGGCCCGCATTCGTGCCATGGCGTAGAGGGCGATGAGGACCCCGCCCTTCATGTCGTCGGCGCCGGGGCCGCGGACGACGCCGTCGACGGCGGAGTAGGGGAAGGTCTTGAGGGTGCCGGTCGGCCAGACGGTGTCGTGGTGGCCGATGAGGACGACCTCGCGAGGGCCGTCGCCGAAGCGCCAGAGCAGGTGCGGGCGTGAGTCCGTCTCGATGACGTGCGGCGCCGCACCGAGGAGTCCTGTGCCGATGCGGGAGATGAGGCGGGCGCTGCGGGCGAGCGCCTCGGGGTCGTGGGAGAACGATTCGCATTCGATGAGCGCTTGGAAGTCGCTCATGAACTCTGTGGAATCGAACTCTCTCACGGACTGTGCCTCTCTTCTGCTTTCAGATCGTCCTCCCAAGGTTAGCTGGTCAGCGGCCTGTGATCCGTGTCGCATGGGAGTCGGGCGCTGGGCGGCTGATCCGTCCGGCTTCCGAGCACGGCGGGATTTCCCTGGATGAATGCGCTGATCAGAGGGCTTCCCGTCGAGGTGAACACGTCCCCGCGGGGACGTCGCTGACTGGGCTTCGCCGTTTTGACCCTGGGCACGGACATTGGCTAGAGTTGGTGCGGTTGCCGCCTTAGCTCAGTCGGCAGAGCGATTCACTCGTAATGAATAGGTCGCGGGTTCGATTCCCGCAGGCGGCTCGGCAACGCCCCTCCCACCAGGTCAAACGCTTGGTTGGGAGGGGCTTTTCTCATGCCCGTGCGCGCCGAATATGCGGTTACGATGCGCTTTGCAACCACTCGTCCAACACTCCCACCACACCAGCAGGCCCGATGTTGAGCCGCTGAACGTAGTGCTTCGCCGTCACCCCAACCTCCGAATGACCCAGCTGCTGAGACGCATTGTCGAGGCCGTCCGCGGTGTAGATCGTCGTCGCCACGGTCTTCCGAATCGTCTTCGGGGTCACCCAACCAAGACCGGCGAGATCCCGCACCTGCCGGAAGTGCGCACGATAGTTCGACGGGTCACGCCACGAACCCACCTCGGATGCGAACACCGCCTCCGACTCAGCCCGGAACTCACGATCCTCGAACCTCCGCCGCAGAGCCTCCACCGCGATCGACGGCAAGTAGAGGACGCGTTTCGAGGTCTCCGACTTCGGCGCCGGCTGGTACGTCATCCCCTGACCATCAGCACCCAGCGTGACGGTGCCCATCACCGAGATCGTCGGCGGTGTGGCCTCAAGGTCGACGTCATCCCAGCGGAGGCCCAGCAACTCGCCGATGCGCACCCCTGTGCCGATCATGACGTCGATGCTGTCCGCGATCTCCCGCCGTACCGGACGATTCGCTGTCACCGGTGTCGCCTCCCACGTTCGTGCCGCCTCGCGGAGCGCCTGCACCTCGGCGGCGGTCATGGCACGCACCTCGCGCGGCACCTCCTTGATCGCGGAGATGCCCAGCGCGGGGTTCGTTGTCAGCGCGTCGAGGCGCACAGCATCGGCGAAGATCTTGCGCAACACTGAGCGGGCCTGTTTCGCCGTCGCCTGACCATGAGCCTCACTGATGCGCTGCAACCCCTTCTCGAGGCGTCCTGTGGTGCATTCGGTGAGTCTGAGCCTTCCGAGTTCCTCGCGAATCCATTTCACCGCGGCACGGTAGGTGCGCACAGTGGATGCCGGAGGGTCCGCGCTCTCCCTCCATCGTGTGAACCAGTCCTCAGCGAATCCCCCGACGGTCATCGCGCCCGAGACTTCTCCGCCGGTGATCTGCTCCCGCATCTCCGTCAGGTGCTCAAGGAGCGCGTTGCGTGCCGCTTCCTTCGTCGTACCCTGCCGGAACCGCGGGACGGTTTTGCCATTGGCGAGGCGGATGCGGGCTGTCGCCCGGTAGTTGCCTCGCGTTCCGGAGACGCTGATGTTGCCCCATGCGCCCACGGGGATGGGTATTCGTGCCATTGGTCTACCTGTTCTGGTTCCTGACTCGGCGGAGTCGGTTGAGGATCTGGAAGTACGACGTGGCGGACATGTTCAACCGCCGGCGGATCGCATCATCCTTCGTCCCGTTGTAGCGTGGGTGTTCGCGTTCGAGGTCGAGGATCCGCCGGCCAAGGTCATCCACGGCTGGCCCCCACCATGCGCAGCAGTGCGAGCTCGTGAGGGTGCAGGTAGCGCAGACGGTCCTCAAGAACCTCCTCGGTCACCCAGAGTTCGTCTGCCCACTCGTGCATGCACGACGCCCACCGGTACGCATCCACCAGGTCATCCCAGTCGACCAACTTCCGGGCCGCGAGACGCCGAGCCGCAGACTCCTCACGCGGGTCATCACAGTCGGTGTGCCCCAGGTCAATGTGCGCCAACTCGTGCGCGAGCGTGCACCGGCGCTCCACCTGCAGTAGGCGCGGTTCCATCCAGATCGCCGAGGTGCCGTCCGTGGCACCGCGCATGCCGTCAGGTAGGGACCGCCAGGACAAGGTCAGGTGTTCCCGCGACCTCAGATCGCGCCAAGGATGATGTCTCATGGACCCGACAATAAACGGCCCCACGGACACAACAGTGGTTGTCGGAAAGGCGTCTTGCCGAACTACACAATTGTTGTTAGTCGTCGATCTTGTCGAACACGTGAGTACGAGCAATCTCCGGTCCCTCGGAATGAGAGAGCTTGTAACCGCGCTCCGCTGCGCCCTTCACGAGGACGTCGTACCCGATCTTCGAGTCTTTCGGCGCGTGCACCACAGTCGGCGACCCGTCGAATATCCGATCAAGGATCTCGTCAGCGTTGGCCTCGTCTCGCTTGCGCTGCTTCTCGTCAGACACGAACAGGCCGAACCCGAGCCAGGCGCCGAGCAGCGGCAGGCCTATGAAGAACAGGGCGCCGATGATCAACAGAAAGATGATGATCTCCATGATGGATTCCTTGCTGTAGTTCGCCTAGTCCTGCGGTTCCTCGCCGCGCCGCTCGGCTTCTCGGTCCTGTCGTTGCAATTCGCTCTCGCCGGTCTTGTCGGCCGCGTGCCCGAGGATCTTCTCGATGGGTGTCTCGTCGGCACGCCGCTGTCGCTCGGAAAGGTCGGCGACCTCGCCGCGGCTCAGGCGCTGCCAGCGTTTGCTCTCAACGAAGTCGCTGGCGAGCTGTGCCTCTTCGGTCGCCGGCTTCCCTCCGGCATCGTTCATGGGGGTGGCTGCTCGATCTGCATCACCATCACCATCCTCCTCTGCTGGTTCACCAATGAACGACAGAATCAACTCGTTCAGCGCCTCACGCTGACGGGCGTTTAGTCTCTCAGTGCCGCTCGGCGGCGACCAGGGGTGGAGATTCCGCCCAACCATGCCGTAGACGGCTGCCTGGTTGACTCCAAGAGCTTTCGCCATCTTCGCCACGTTCGCCGGACGACTCTTCCTGCCATTGATGAAGTTGCTGATTGTTGTCGTGTGAACGCCAGACACCTTCGACCACTGGTTGAGCGATGGGTTTCCGGTCCTCGGGTCAACAAGGCCGGCGTCCAACATGGCTCTCTCGAGTCTCTTTGGGAGTTCGATCCTCACGGTGCAACTGTCCAGTCTGCTAGCGGGTAATGCAACACCCAGGCTAACGTCTCTGTCCACGAATTCCACGCCTGTAACTATGCCAATCCCAGTGATCTAGGAAAAAAGTGTGTGGACGGGGTGGACATCCGTGTCCAAACTGTCTAAGGTCTAACTAGACGAACAACGAAAGGAGGAACCAGGATGGTCGTCATTGAAGGGAGGTTCGATGTGAAGCTTCTCAGCGCCGAGCTATTCGCTCAGCTCATGGAGCACAACGGGTTCACTGTCCGCTCGCTCGCGGATGCCGCGACGATCCAGCTCCGGAAGGCCCGCAGTCGCGCAGTGTGTAAGCGCGGTACTGTCGGCAACCTGCGCAGCGGCTACCGCGACACCTGCCGGCCCGAGGTCGCCAAGGCGCTCGCGAAGTGCCTCAACGTCCCCGTAGAGGCGCTGTTTGCCACCAAGGTGTCTAACGTCCAACGAGAAGTTGGGGGTAGGGCGGCGTGAACGAGAAGGAGCACTTCGAGAAGTTCCGGGCGGAACTGTACATGCGGGCAATGACCAATCTGATTCCCGAGATTGAGTCGGCGATCGAGCAGGCAGTAAACGCCCACCTTGCCGCAAAGGACTCGCTTGGTCAGCTAAGTCGAGTCCGCAATGAGCTTGATCGCCTTGGTCGCCTGACCGACAGCAGGGACGAGAGAGCGATGGAACGAATGCGGCACGAGATGACGATGGACGACGTGATTCAGCGATACGAAGAGGAATCGTTCGTCTATTTCATCGAAGCCGGCGACTACATCAAGATCGGACATTCGCGAGACCCGATGGGGCGGTTGTCGCAGATTCGCAAGGGCAGAGGTGTCGCGCTTCCGGATGACTTGGACCCCTCCGGAGCAAGAATCCTGGCCGTCGAGCAGGGCGGAATGTTCGAGGAGAAGAAACTGCATCGCCGGTTCACCATTCACCGCGCGGCTGGCGAGTGGTTCAAGAAGAACGACCGCCTGACCCACTACATCAAGTCACTCACTACCCCCGCATAAGAAATGCCCCCACCTGGGTCAACAGGTGAGGGCAACGATCCAGAAAGGACCAGAGATGAACCATTCTCAGGATACCAGCCTCGTTCGCCTCGTCGACGGAGAGCCGGTCACTGACACGCTCATCGTTGCGGACCGAACCGGCAACCAGCACGCCTCGGTCATCAGGCTCGTGCGTGACAACCTCCGCGACTTCGAGCAGTTCGGAAGGGTCGGATTTGAAATCGCACCCTTCGCCACTGCCGGCGGAACTCAGTCTCGCGAGATCGCCCGACTGAACGAGCAGCAGTCAACCCTCCTCATCACCTACCTCCGGAACACCAGCGTGGTCCGGGAACTCAAGGTGGCGCTCGTCCGCGACTTCTACGCGATGCGCCAGGCGCTTGCCGCGCCGGTGCCAACACCTTCCGGACCCGAGCTTGTTGCGCTCGCCCTCGTCGAGGCGAACAAGATGCTCGAGGCAAAAGACGCCACGATCGCCGAACTCTCCCCGAAGGCGGACGCCTACGAGGCGTTCATGAACGCGGACGGCACCTACTCGGTGGGGCGCGTGGCGAAGATGCTCGGCAGGTCGCAGAACAAGCTGTTCGCGGAACTGCGCAACGCCGGGGTGTTCATCGCCAAGGGGCACATGCACAACACCCCGTACCAGAAGTACATGCACCACTTCAAGGTCACCCCGTACTCGTATGAGCGCAAGGACGACACGATCGGGTGCTCATACACGACAACCGTGCAGCCCTCCGGCGTGGAGTTCATCCGCCGCAAGCTCGGCATCCCGCACGTCCAACACGAACTCGAGGTGGCGTGATGACCACCGCAACCGACATGACCAAGCAGACCGCCTCCGACCTGTGGGATGAACTGCGCGACGGTTTCAACAACATCGAGAAGACCATCATTCGCATCCTTGAGGTCGAGGCGTGGAAGCCGCTGGGCTACGCGACGTTCGCGGAGGCCTGGAATGACCGCATGAGCGGCGTTCGCCTGGCTGGTGAGGTTCGCGCCCACGTCGTGTATTTCATGCTCTCTGAGGGCGAAAGCGTGGATGCTATTTCGACCACGACGGGTATCGGCACCGGGTCGGTGAAGGACTTGGCGCGGCAGAAGTCGAACGGTGTCCCGCCCGAGGCTGCGACCCTGGTTCGTCAGCATCGTCGCAACCTGCCGCGTCCGCCATTCCGCCTGACCGTGGAACTCACCAGGGCGGAGCGTGAACGGTTCGTGGAGGTCTGCAAGGCCCGCGACATGGACCTGACCACGGAAGCGCTCTTCGCGATCCGCGCCCACTTCGACGCATTGGAGGTGGAGTCATGACCGGCTACATCACATGCATCGACTGCGGAAAAGAAGTGGAGCGCAGAAGCCCAACTCATAAGCGGTGCGCGGAGTGCGCAAAGGCGATGGAGAAGGAGCGCAAAGACAAAGATTACGCCGGCAGACGGGGCCGACTCCTTGAAAGACGGATTAGGCGCTACGCCGAGAACCGAGAAGAAATTCTGGCCCAGCGCAAACGGTACTACGCCGAAAACCGGGAGCACGAACTTGAGGCCAGAGCCTGGCGCTACGCCGAGAACCGGGAGTCGGTTGAGCGCAGGAGTCTGGAGCGTAAACGGATTCGTGATGCCGCCATTGACTCCATCCGATCCGGTCTTCCGTGGACCCCTGCTGAGGATGCTGCGGTCATGTCCTGGACCGAAGGACTTCGCGAGCTCGGAGCTGTTCTCGGAAGAACTCGAAAATCAGTCGGAGCTAGGCGGCAGAAGCTCCGCAAGCGTGCCGCTGAGCAGGCTGCCGGGAACGAAGGAGCGAAGCCATGACCACCTACATCGAGTTCGACTGCGGCGACTGCATCACCCTCACCGGCGGATCCGCCCAGGACGCGATCGACGACCACGTGACCTGGTGTCCGGACTGCCCGGATGAGCGCACCGACCACGAGAAGCGCGCCGACGAGCGGGCGCAGAAAGCATGGGAGGCCCGCGTGGATGCGGCCCTCGCCGAAGTGAAGGAGGCGTCGTGATCCAGCTGGACAAACTCCTCAAGGGCACGGAGGTCGCGGAATGGCTCGACTGTTCCGTCCAGCACGTCAACCGGCTCCGCAGGCGTGGCGCGTTCCCCGGCATCGCTGTCGGCGGCATGTGGCGCTACGACCCCGCCGACATCAGGAAATACCTCAACGCACAGAGAGGCAACGCGGCATGACTCTCGAACCCGTCACTGCGACCGCGAACCACATCAACGGGCGCATCCACGTGGAGTTCCAGACCGCGAAGGGCAAGCAGACGTTCGTCCTCCTCCCCGCCGGTGCGGAACAGCAGTTCCTCAACGACGTCGAGGACGCGGTCCTCGAACAGCAACACCACCGGGACAAGGGCGCAGCAGGCCCGTGGGATCCGGGGGCCGCGGCATGAGTCGTCACCCGATCCACCGGAAGCGCCGCGCCTGGCTCCTGTGGGTGCCGGCCGCCGCGTTGGGTGCCGCGACCTACGTGTGGTCGCTGAGCTTCACCCTCACCGCCAACGGGCTCTCACTCCTGGGCCTGGCGATCATGTCCGCCGGGGCCGCAACCGCCCTGTACGAGTCGAGGCCGACATGGAACTCCTGAGATCACGACCCATCACGGGGCATATCGAAGACGGGGAGAGGGCCACCTACGAGTGCCAGGCGTGCCTGCGCCAGTCCACTTACGACCTCGACGCCTACGACATTTCCACCACCATTCCCTGCCCCACCTGCGGGTGGGACGAACCAGAAGAGGAGAACGAACCATGAGAGGCATCACCGGCAAGCGCGTCGGCTACGTCGAACCGGGCTCCCACGAATGGCTGCAGTACATGACCGCAAGCAAGATCGCCGCCGTCGTCGGGCACTCACCCTACGACTCCCGGTTCTCCCTGTGGCACATCATGAACGGCACCGTTCCCCCGAAACCCGGCAACGATGAGACGAAACGCGGCACCATCCTCGAGCCTGCGATCGCCGCATGGTGGGCCGAGCAGCACCCGGAAGCACGCCTGTTCAAGTCCGCCATGTACCAGCACCCGCAGTTCCCCTGGGCGGCCGCCTCACCCGACCGGATCATCCGGTACGGCAACGGCACTGACCGGCCCGAGGGGCTCGAGTGCAAGTCCGCGGCGAACCCCTGGGAATGGGGTGAGGAGGGCACAGACGAGATCCCGCCCTACTACTACGACCAGGCCCAGTGGCAGGCCGGTGTCCTCGGCCTCGACACCGTGCGTGTCGCCGCCCTCATGTCGGGTCTGCAGTTCAAGGAGTACGTCGTCCACTTCGACAGCGCCTACTTCGCGAGGCTGCTCGGGGAGGGCCGCGAGTTCATGAAGTCACTGTGGGCGGGGGAGAAACCCACGATCGACGGACTCGAGGGCCACGCCGAAACCTACCGGGCGATCCGCTACCTCCACCCGGACATCGACCTCGAGGAAGTCGAGGTGCCGTTCCGTCTGGCACTCGCCGCGCAGGACGCGGTCCTCGACAAGGAATCCCTCGAGCGGCGCACCGAACTGCTCAAGATCCAGTTCACCGACCTCATGGGCACCGCGAAGTACGCCGTGCACGAGGGCCACAAGATCGCCGGCCGCCAGGCCAGGGGAGACGGTGACCCCTACGTGGTGTTCCCGCCCAGCCTCAAGAAGGTCGACTTCACCGAAATCATGCACAACCAGCTCACCACCATCACCGAAGGAGCCGCATAATGAACCGCCCCAACAGAACCGAAATGGTGCGCTACGTCCAGGACACGATCAAGGCCTACAAGGGTGAACTGATCGCCACCCTGCCCAGCCACCTGCAGGAGAAGGGAGTCGGCTGGCTGTCCTCCGCGCTCGCCGCCGTCCGCCACAACGACAGCCTGCTCGAGGCCGCAGCGCAGTCCCCGGACACGCTCATCAAGGCACTCTCCGAGGCCGCGCATAAGGGCCTCATGCCCGGCACTCCCGAGTACTACCTGACGCCCAGGAAGAACAAGGGACGTGCCGAAGTCCTCGGTATCACCGGCTACCAGGGGGAGGTCGAACTCATGTACCGGGCCGGCGCCGTGTCCTCGGTGATCGTCGAGACCGTGCACGCGAACGACAAGTTCGACTACGTGCCCGGCCGGGACACGAAACCCATCCACGAGATCGACTGGATGGCACCCGAACGCGGTGAACTCCGACTCGCCTACGCCTACGCGATCATGAAGGACGGTGCGGTGTCGAAGGTCGTCATCGTCAACCAGGACCGCATCCGCCGCGCCAAGGAGTCCTCGCAGGGGTCGGACTCGAAGTTCTCGCCCTGGGTCAACGACCCGGTGGCGATGTGGATGAAGACCGCCGCGCGCGACCTCGCGAAGTGGGTGCCGACCTCGGCGGAGTATGTGCGCGAACAGCTGCGCGCCGTCCGTGACGTCGCCGCCGAGACCGCACCCGGCGACACGCCGACCACTCCGCGGCCTGTGCCCGTCCCGGCCCCCGAGCAGGCGCAGGACGCCGAGCCGTTCCCGAACGACCCGGACGAATACGTGGAGGGCGAGCTCGTCGACGAGAACGGTGTCATCCAGGAACAGGGGGCGTGAGCATGGCGCAGATCAGTTTCAAGGGCAACGCCACCCGGGACGCGGAACTCAAGTCCACCCCGAACGGGCAGGCCGTGACCAACATCGACGTCGCCGAGAACCACTGGAAGAAGAACGGGCAGGACTGGGTGGAGGACGGTGTCACGTTCTACCGCGTCACCCTCTGGGGTTCCCTCGCCGAGCGCCTCGCGGGACACATTCTGCGCGGCACCACGCTCACTGTCGCCGGGGAGTTCCGGTCGAGTGAGTTCGAGGGCAAGAACGGTTCCGTCAAGACCTACGAGGTGAACGCGAAGGCCGTGGGCATCGTCCCCAAGGCGGAGGGCCAGGGCCAGCAGCAGGGCGGATACCAGCAGTCCCAGCAGGCCGGCGGATGGGGGAGCCAGCCGCAGCAGGCGCAGGGCGGTGGTTGGGGGAGTCAGGGAGGCACCGGTGACGACACCCCGCCATTCTGACCGGTATTCCACCGACTGGGAGGGTGCCCTGTGTGCGCAACTGGGCGGGGCTGGTGCGGATCCGATCTTCTTCCCCACCGGCCCCGACCAGGCGGCACAAGCGATCGCCCTGTGTTTCGACTGTCCACTGAAACAGCCCTGTCTCCGGGCTGCCCTCGAGGAGGAGGCCACCCTCCCGTTCGATCAGCGGTTCGGGATACGCGGGGGACTGACCGCCAGGGAACGCCTCACCCTCACCCCCGAACGACTCTGTCCCGACTGTGGTGTCCCCGTCGTCAACAACGCCCGCCGTTGCGACGACGACCGCACCGGGCACACACGCCGCTACGACGCGGCCAGGAAGCAACGCGAAAGGAGAGACGCCGCATGAGCGCTTGCGTCTGCATCAACCCCGGCATCATCGCCCAACACGACGGCCACTGCTGCCTCAACCCCACCATCGACAACGCACCCGGTTACCCGCCCGCTCCCGCCTGCCACGCAGACGAATGGCGTGAGAAGTACGGGCTCAACCACATCGAGGAGCCACCATGCTGACACTCACTGATCTCTTCTGCGGTGCCGGCGGTTCCTCCACTGGGGCCGTCATGGTCCCGGGCGTGCAGGTCCGGGTCGCCTCGAACCACTGGCAGCTCGCCGTCGACACACACGAAACCAACCACCCGGACACCGGGCACGTGTGCGCGGACCTGTCCCAGATCGACCCACGGTTCTACCCGTCGACGGACATTCTCTGGGCCTCCCCGGAATGCACGAACCACTCGAGGGCGAAGGGCGGGAAGAAGAAGGAGATCACCCTCTTCGACCAGATCCCCGACGAAGCCGCGGAACGCTCACGCGCAACCATGTGGGACGTTCCCCGTTTCACCGAGGCACACCGCTACCAGGCGATCATCGTCGAGAACGTCGTCGAGGTCGCCAACTGGGCACCCTACGTCGCATGGCTGCAGGCGATGGACTCCCTCGGCTACCACCACGAGGTCGTGTACATGAACTCCATGCACACCTGGGCACTCGGGAACCCCGCACCGCAGTCTCGGGACCGGTTCTACGCGATCTTCTGGCGCAAGGGCAACAAGCGCCCCGACCTCGACGCGATCCAACGTCCTCCCGCGTACTGCGTCGAGCACGGTCGAGTCCAGGCGATCAAGGCGTACAAGAACGCACGCCGCTGGGGACGCTACAAGTCCCAGTACGTGTTCCGGTGCCCCCACACGTCCTGCCGCGGCCGCGAAGTCCTCCCCGCATGGGTTCCCGCAGCGTCGATCATCGACTGGTCGGATCTCGGCACACGCATCGGCGACCGCGACCGACCGCTGGCGGTGAAGACGATGCGCCGCATCCAGGCCGGCATCGACCGATACTGGTCCGGCGCCGAGGTAGATCCGCTCATCGTCAACCACGTGTCAGGGTCGGATGGTACACGCTCGTCCTCAGTGCACGAGGTCGCACCCACGATGGTCGCCGGAGGACTGCACGCGTCCCTGCTCGTGCCTGTCGAGGGTCGTGAGGGGAAGGTGCCACGGTCCTCGGATGAGGCTCTGCGCACGCAGACCGCTCGCAACGAGACCGGTGTCGCGTTCCCGTCAGCCCTGCACCTCGAGGCCGCCGGCAACACCTACGACGCCGCGGACCCCGCACACCGCAATCACGGCAAGCAGGGCGCCTACTACAGGGTGTGGCCGGACACGGAACCGATGAAGACCATGCACACCACGGCCTCGAAGGGGCTCGCATTTCCGCCGTTCGTCACGCAGTTCCGTGACCGTGCCGACCGCAACCTCGACCCGTTCATCGATCCGCTGCGCACGATCGTCGCAGACGGGGCAGGACACGGCGTCGTAGCTCCGCCGTTCATCGCTGAGCTCCGCGGCGGCGGGTCAGACGCCCGGGCCGCGAGCGAAGCCCTGTCGACGGTCACCGCATCGGGCAACCATCATGGCCTCGTCACCGGGGAGGTTCCGAGCATCGAGGACTGCTCGTTCCGGATGCTCACCCCGCACGAGATCGCCCGCGCCATGGCATTCCCCGCCGACTATCAAATGCTCGGCACGAAACGCGACCAGGTGCGCCTCGCAGGCAACGCCGTCACCCCACCCGCAGCACGAGACCTCGTCGCCGCGTGCGCCGAATCCCTTGGAGTTGCAGCATGACCCGTCTCAGAATCACCCACTCGAACTCGAGTGTCCGCGCCCGGGCCGAAGCACTCGTCGACCACCACGGAAGCATCCGCGCGACCGCCGCCGCGGCCGGGATCTCCTACGACACCCTCGCACGTGTCCTCAGGTTCCCGAACACTACCGTCCAGGAACGCACCTACCAGGCGATCACCCGCGCCCACGCCACCATGCGCCGTGCACAGAAACGCCGTGATGCTGTGGCGGGGGAGGTTGTCGCGGACTTCGCGACCACACCTGAGGGGCGCGCGTTCATCGCAGAATGCCGGGGTGCGGCATGAGCCGCAACAGGGCATCAGCGAAAGCCGCCGGCAGCCGATTCGAGCGGCAGATCGCTGACCACCTCGCTACCCACATTGACGACCGCATCGACCGTCGCGTCAAGACGGGCGCCAAGGACCGCGGCGACATCGCGGGACTGCGCCACATGGGTGAACGCATCGTCATCGAATGTAAGAACACCACCCGCATCAACCTCGCCGGGTGGATCAACGAAGCCCACGTCCAAGCTGGCAACGACGATGCGCTCGTTGGGCTCATCGCACACAAGCGACACGGCAAAGGGAACCCCGGAGACCAGTGGATCACGATGACCGTCGACGACCTCATCGCAATCCTCTCTGGCGTCCGACCACAACCAATCACCGAAGACAGCTAGGAGACCCACATGGCACTCACCCTGTACACCACCCCAGCCTGCACCCAGTGCGCGCTCACACGGCGCGTCCTCGACCGCGCAGGCACCCCGTACACCACCGTCGACCTCAGCGTCGACCTGGACGCCCACAGGTTCGTCACCCGCACCCTCGGCTACCGCTCAGCACCCGTCGTGTACGCCGTCTACCCGAACGGCCAGGTCAAACACTGGTCGGGGTTCCAGCCGGCGAAGCTCGAAGCCTACGTGACCGCGATGGGAGGTGCGGCGGCATGAGCAACCGTGCAGGATTCGCACTCCCCGCCGGCGTCGACGTCGACCTGGGCCACACGATCATCCGCGACCCCCACACCGACCACGAGGCGATGCTCACCGTCGCATCCTGGCTGCCCGCGGCAGAGGCCAGGGAAGTGCTTGAAGCACTGGGGCTCGTGGGGCCACGGGCGAAGGAGGACTGACATGGACGAACTCACCCACTCCGAAGCATGCGCACGCATCACACTCGCGCAATCCATCCTCAACCACCGGTCACCGACCGCACACAACATCGACCTCGCGATCGCCGCACTCGAAGGCGCACAAATCGGCGACCTCATCGCCCTCGACCATCCAGGGGAGGCGGCGTAAGTGGCGTGGTTCAAAGTCGACGACAGGCTCTACTCATCACTCAAGGTCATGCGCATCCCACGCCGGCTGCGCGCCTCAGCGATCGGACTGTGGACCATGGCCGGATCCTGGTCCGCACACGACCTCACGGACGGGTACGTCCCGGACTTCATGATCGAGGAATTCGGTGCCGACGAGGAGGCTGCGGAGGCACTCGTGACGACGGGTTTGTGGGAACGCGTCAACGACTCCGAAAGGTGTGGCTTCGTGTTTGTGAAGTGGTCTGAATACCAACCAACGAAGGCCGACCAGGAGGAGAAGCAGGCGAAAGAACGGGAGAGGAAACGTCGGTGGAGGCGCAACCAGAACGGTGAATTCGCAGGTGAACATAGCGTCCCGCCGGGACAAGAACGGGACACCAGGAATGTCCCACCGGACGGGGACGGTCTGTCCCAACACGGTCCCACCGACCCCGTCCCGACCCGACCCGTCCCGTCCCCTATAGAGAGTGGCCGTCGCAAGCGACCGGCCCGACCACTCCCAGACGACTGGACCTACGGGGACACACACATCGAGAAGGCGCAGAACCTCAATCTCGACGTCGACCTCGAAGCAGAGAAATTCCGAGACAACGTCGAAGCCAAAGACCTTCGCTACGTCGACTGGGGCAAGGCATTCCACACCTGGCTCAACCGAGCCAACGACTTCAAACCACGCAGCGCAACACCACCACCACCAACCGACCTCTGGGAGCGGAAAGGACCATTCTGATGACCGAAACCACCAACGCAGACGAAGCCGAACAGTCCCTCCTCGGAGCAATCCTCCTCAGCAACGGTCGAGCACTCGAAGACATCACCCTCACCCCCGACGACTTCGCCAGCCCCCGCAACGCCGCCGCCTACACGCTCATGCGCGAACTCTGGTCCACCGGCCAAGCCGTCGACCTCGTCACAACCGGCAACGCACTCACCACAGCCCCCGCAGAAACCCGGCGTCTCGTCGAACCCGTCTACCTCGCCCGGGCACTCCACGCCACTCCCACAGCCGCCCTCGCCGACCAATACGAGCAGATCATCCGCGAGCACGGGATCCGGCGCAGACTCATCACCGCAGCAGGCACCATCACCCAAGCTGTCACCGACACCCCCGACATCAACCAGCTCATCGAAATCGCCCGCAAAGCAATCGACGACGCCGGCAACGTCAACACCAGCGAAATCCAATCCATGGCCGACACCGTCGCCGACACGATCCGCGAACTCGATGAGGAACCCCGATACACGCCCACCCCCTGGCAGGATCTCAACCACCTCATCGCCGGCTGGCGACCAGGAGCCCTCTACGTCATCGGCGCCCGACCAGGCAGTGGCAAAACCCTCATCGGCCTCCAATCTGCGGTCAACATGCTCGGACGCGGAGCCGTCCTCATGTGCACCCTCGAAATGAGCCGAGGCGAAATCCACAAACGCGTCATCTCCCAGCTCCTGCACATCCCCCTGACGAACATCCTCAACTCGAACATGACCCCCAACGAATGGGAACGCCTGTCTAACCGAGACGCCAGCGGGTGGGAGAGGTTCTTCATCGACGACAACCCCGCACAGACCGTCGAAGGCATCCGCCGCATGGCACGAACCATCCAACGCCGCACACCCCTGTCGATGATCGTCGTCGACTACCTGCAGCTCATGGAATCCACGGGCAAATCCGAACGCAAACGCCACGAGGAGATCGCCCGCTGGACGCGGGCACTCAAGGTCATGGCGAAGACCTTCGACGTGCCCGTCCTTGTGCTCTCCCAGCTCAACCGGGAGTCCGCTCGCGGCGGGAAACCATCGCTCGCGGACCTGCGTGAGTCAGGTGCGATCGAGCAGGACGCCGACGTGGTGCTGCTCCTGCACCGGGAAGACGAGCACCTCGATGAGCTCAACATGCTCGTCGCGAAGAACCGGCACGGGATGCGTGAGGCGATCAAGCTCACCTGGGAGGGTCACTTCGCATCCGTGTCGGACCGGCAGTGGCGGCCAGCGTTGGAAGCCGCCTCATGACCCGCCTGCTCGCCCTCATCGAAACCACCCTGACTCGCCGGCGACTGTCCCGTGCTCACGTGGTTCACCGGTCTGTGAACCTCACCGGCCGCAACCGATTTCACCGAACCTCACCGGACCCGCGTGCCGGATCGGGGAAACCCGGACACCAAGCGAAAGGCTCAGACCATGAATGACACACCCACCTCACTCCCCGGGAACCCCGAAGCCGAAGCCGTAGCGAGACTCACCGCCGCAACCACGGTTGCTGCTGAGGGTGACCCGTCCGCGAACGTCCTCGCACTGCTGACATACACCCAGGCGACCCTCGCCCTCGCGTTCGAGACCAGGACGGCGACGCTCGTGGCCCTCCTCGACTCGGGTGCCCTCGGTGCCGACTACGTGCAGGTCGCCGGGCAGGTCCGCACCCGCCTCGGATTGGAGAACGACGATGACTGAGTGCCGCCCCTGCCGGCTGGGCCGGTGTGACAGGTGCACCGGGTTTGACGGCCCGATGACTACGCACCCGGACGGCCTGCCCCTGTGCACGCACGACCATGACAAGAACGGAGGCGACGATGCGACCGAATGAACGACTCGTGTGGCCGTGGCTTGCGGCCTTGACCGTGGGGTTGCTGGGAGTGGCGTGCTGGCTCGGATATTTGTCGGCGTTCGTGGATGAACGGTGGGAGGGATTCGCCTTCTTTGCGGGCCTCTTTGCCCTCGCCGGGCTCGTCGCCACAGGCTCCGCCGCCGGCTGCTACGCGACCTACACGAAGAAGCCTCGCGGCTGGCGGAAGCTGCGCCGTGATGCGGAACGGGAAGCGTATATCAAGCAACTCGAGAAGGAGGCTGGGCTGTGACTGACACCCGAATCGAGACGTGGCTGGCGGAACGCCGGAGCATCCACGCGGCGGCGACGGAGGGGCCGTGGGAAGCATACGAAGGCCCGGGCCGTGAGCCTGCGAACATTCTGACGCCCCAGCACACGCCGATCCCCATGATCAACGGCTGCTGTGACGGCGACGGCTATCTCGACAATCCGGCTGACGTCGTCTCCATCGTCGACGCCCACAACCACCTCCCCGCGCTCGTCCAGGGCTGGGAGGCGGTGCTGAGGCTGCATCAGCCGGTTCTGAGGGGCAATCGGTACGTGTGTGAGCACTGCCATTACGAGGACGGTCCTGTCGTCACGTTCCCTTGCCTCACCGTGCGCGCTCTTGAGGCGGTGATCGGGGATGACTGACACCCGAATCGAGACGTGGATCGACGAGCGCAAACGCATCCTCGCGGCGGCGACGGAAGAGTCAGACGGTAAGGAGTGGCTCGCGGCAAGGTACACCCTCGTTGCAGGAGACGATCCTGAGGACCCGGATGAGATCATTGGGGACATTCGCAGGACGCAGTACGCCACCGCCATTGCCGACGCCCACAACCACCTCCCGGCGTTCGTTGCCGTGGTGGGGATGGTGCTCGACCGGCACCGACCGGACGCCCCCTACCAGACGGCGGACCAGTGCGAGAACGACGACGAGGAGCACCAGGACTCCCGCCACTGGGAGGCTGAGGACGGGACGCTCCTGTGCGAGGACTTACCCGCTGGCATCACACAGTGCCGGACTTGCCGGTACGACGATGGGGAGCCCGAGGACTGGCCTTGCGCTGAACTCCGCGCCCTTGAGGCTGCTCGGAAGGCGGTGAGTGGGGATGAGTAAGCGTGAACCAGGCCCGTTCAGCCTGACCGATCGACTCCCCAGGGCTGACATGCAGTACCCGTCATGCGGGTCATGCGGCGGCGAAACCTACCACGACGCCGACTCGTTCCGATGCGACGACTGCAGGCTCGCGTTCGACTCCAACAACCTCGAGGCAGAGTACGCAGACGAGGAAGACGCTACATGCGGAGCAGCGTGCGCCAACTTTTGGCACGACGACAACATGATCCGTCCTGGCTGGGGATATGACTGCGGGACTTGCATTCTCCCAGCAGGCCACACCAGCGATCACTTCACTGGCTGTAATGCAAAGGAGATTACCCCATGACCGAATATGCGGGGCTTAAGCCCTGGCCGAATATCCGCCGCTCGATCAAGTGGCATAAGGAATGCAAGGCATACACGTTCATCCTCGAGACGCTGGTCGGGCCGAAGCGGGTCAGCCGAGCGGTGCCGACCTCAAGCGCAGCAATGCCGAGGCGTGGGAGCAAGGCTACCGGGCGGGGTACTACCAAGGAGGCCCAATGGGTCAGCCCGACTTCGCTCCACCCAACCCCTACCGAGGAGGCCAGTGATGCCGACGAAGATTGACCGATGCGGGTGCATATCAATGCAGGACTGCCACCACCCTCTGTGCGAATACCAAGAGCCTCACCGGCACTCATTCGCCTGCGACAAGACGTGCGGGTGTGGAGGGCGCGGGTATGACGTGATTGACCCGGAGAACCACCCGAAGCATGTCGAGTGGAGGATGCAACGTGACCACGAGAGGAGGACGGAGCGATGACACGGAATGACCGGTGCACGTGCCCGACGTGCGCTGGCGACACGTGGGATCGGTCTGTGGAGGAGGCCAACGATGAGCAGTGAACCCTACGTGCCGAACGAGGCAGACATTATTCGGGGTGACTACCACCTCGGGGATAACTTCTGGCGTGATCTGACTGAGACCGAGGTCCGGCGAGGCATCGCGAAGATCAAAGCGGATGCGCTGAGAGAGGCGGCTAGGGACATGCGCGCTCAGGTCGAGCGAGCGACCGAGCACCAGCGATTTACGGAGCACGAGTTGGTCGAGAGCGGAGTCGAGCATGTTCTCAATGAGTACGCCGACCGGATCGAGGAGGAAGCACGCGATGGACGCTGACACGCTGCGGGACAGGATCGCGGACATTATCTACCAGAACTGCGAGGCGGATGGATACACCAAACTGTCCACAGCGCAGGCGGTCATCGACGACCTGGGGTTGACGATGGAGACCATGGCCCTCGGCGGCGAGAGAGAAGACGGCACACCGTTTACCAGCACCCGCGTCGTCGGGAAGTGGGAGGAGGAGAAGTGAGAGCAACCAATTTGAGTGGTGCGCACATCGGTGCGCGAGTGCGAATCACTCTCAGGAACGGGGCCGTCTATGAGGACCGAATTCGGTCCGTGAATCACGACTGCTCCGCCAGAATGTCCACCCTGGCCGGAACTGCGGCCGCGTCTGAGGTGACCACGACGGTGACGTTCGAATCTCACGCATATGTGTACGTTCAGCAGGACGAACTGGTCGAGATCGTGGAGGAGGAGAAGTGAACTGCATCGACTGCGGAGAGCACTGCGCGGCCGCGTTCACACCCCTCTGTGAGCCGTGCGCACGCATCGCAGTGACCCTACTCGGCAGTGAGGACGCACGACTCAAACTACTTGGGGAGGGCCGATGACTCTACAACTTTCCACCCGTCCGATGGGACGAAACTTGTGAACGGAGGAGACGTGAGCAAGCGAACCGTCCGCCCTGAACCGGGCCGGAAGTACTTCAACCACCTCGCCGAGCACACTCGCGGCGAATGGCACCGACACCGGCTGCTTAGCACTGGTCGGTACGTGAAGACCAGTGAACGTCGTTCAGGATCACAGGGAGGGGCGAGACTCAGTGAAGTCTCGTGGATGACAACCGACGACCTCTCACTGTTCACCTGCCATTGCGGGCGCATCGCCTGCCGACACCACGAGGAGGAAGGGTGAGGCCATGGGAGGCCAGGTGGTTCCGATTCTGGGCCGCCCGCACACCCCGACCCCGCAGCACTCGCACCCCCAGCACCCTGTTCATCTCCGCCCCAGCGCGCGGCCTCGCCTGGATCCTCAACCACCGCCAAAACCCCCACTAACACGGCGTGCCGTACCGGGCATTCCAGGACACTCCCCTGAATGCTGGGCACATGATAGCCCGCAACATCGGCCCCGAACACCTGGGCAAACACGTCACCCTCCCCACCCTGGAAGCCCTCGGCAGATGCCGGCAAGGCATCCTCACCTTCTACGCCCACACCACCACCAGCACCACGTTGATCATCGCTGACCACCAGCACACGGTGCCCGCGAACGCGACAATCACGGTCACTGACCTCCAACCCGTCACGGGGCTGTGATGAGCGGGAAGAACATCGACAAGTCTGGCTGGGATCCGCGGAAATGCCAGGCGGCCTCGAAGAAACGGCCTGGGGAGCAGTGTGGCGCCTACCCCGTGCGCGGTCTCACAGTGTGCCGAGCCCACGGCGGAGCATCCAAGAAGTCCCGTGCCGCCGCAGCCCGGAACCTCGAGCAGGAGAAACTCGCCCGCGTCGCACGCCGCCTCGGCACCCCACACACCGACCTGGACCCCGCGCAAGCGTTGCTTGACCTTGTTGCGGCGAAAGCAGGGGAGGTGGAGTGGCTCAAGCACCAAGTCGAGCTACTTGAGTGGGATGGGGAGCTCTGGTGGGGGACGACCAGGGATTCCACCGAGTCCAGTGCGTTCGGTGACAAGCACACCACCGTTGAGGAGGCTCGCCAGCACATCGTGTACACGCTCCTGCACAAGGCCGAGGACCAGTTGGCCCGGTACGCCGCCGAAACACTCAAGGCCGGTGTGGACGAGAGGCAAGTGCGCGTGGCCGAACGGACAGGGGAGCAGTTCGAAGCCGTCCTCACCTCCCTCCTCACCGCGATCAACGCCACCCCGGAGCAGATGCGCACCGCCGCCACCGAGATCCCCCGCATCCTCCGCGACGCCGCAGGAGGACGCACATGACGATCCAGCAGGTCATGACGCAGAAGCGTCGCCTCCGCCGAGCCGCCGGCCTCCTCGCCGTCGAACACCACGCGGCAGGATCCACCCCGGACGGCATGAGCATCCAAGCCCACGCCGAAAGCATCTACCAGGACGGCATCCACCAAGCCGAGGACACCGCAGCGGCAGGAGCCATGAGCTGGGTGGCGGCAGCGACACTCATCGTCAGCACCTACGAACAACTCATCACCGACATGCAGGAAGCAGGGAAACCATGACTGATAACCCGTGGCTGCCGATCGACACCATGCCCCTATCCACGGTCGGCACTGAGGTGGACCTGATCGACGAACGGCGGCTGTACTCGAAGATCACCGTAGAGCGTGTCCTCTCCGATCGGTGGGGAGGAATCGGCATCAGGTACACCAAGGCGTCCAGATTTGGCGATGCCGCCCCCAGCCCTAGCGCCAAGTGGAGGCCACATGTCTGACCCATCCCCAGCCCAGCGGGTGCGCAACGCCTGTGACAGCATCCACGACGCCCTCGCCCTCGCCGAACACCCACCAGCACCCCGCGGCGGCCAATCCGGGGCCACCAGCGGGTCACGCCCACCCATGCCTGTGACCATCCTCGACGCGAAGCTGGACTTGAAGCAGAAGCTCACCTCCTGGGCGCTCATGATCGGCGAAGAAGGCGGATTCGTCATCGATTGCGACGACGACACCCTCTCCATCGCCGCCTGGGTCTACACCAAAGCCGACTGGCTCGCCCAGCATCCCGCACTCGAGGACTTCACCATCGAGATCGACGACTGCGTGAAAGCCCTGCGCCGCCCCTACGCCAGCAAGGACGAACGCCGGCTCGTCACCCTGTTCGACGGGGCGCCAATCTACGCGTGGCCGTGGGAACAGACCGTGCGCCTCCCCGACGGTACCGTGGAACGCACCCACACGCTGCGGGAACGCCTCAAGGGGCAGACCCTGGACAAGGTGCTCGCCGCCCCCAACGTGTCCGCGGTGCTCCGGGAGATCTACGACATGGACGTGCCACCCGACACGATCCGCAAAGCCGGGAAACGCGGCAACCTCACCAAGCACGCAGACGGCTTCCGGGTGGGGGATGTGGTGGAAAGATTCGCGACACGCACCCCCAGGCTTGCATGCGCCCAGTTGTCCGCATAGTCTGTGAAAAGATGGATTCGCTTACACCCTGAAACGGGTCACCAGCGGTCCATCTTTCGCATTCACGTGTTCCTTTCCCCGTGGATGCCTGCCCCTCGTCGCAGCCGCGGCCGTCTCATCCGCCGGCTCCGAGGGGCACAGTCTTACCCAAAGAAGAACCCCGGCGCTGCGCTAACAGCCCGGGGTATGGACGAATCGTTGGAGGATTCGACATGACCAAGCGTACATGCTCCGTGGATGGGTGCGACAGGCCGTTCATCGCTCGCGGGTACTGCGCCCGTCACTACCGATTGGCGCGACGCAATGGAATGCCCGCAGTGCAGTCCAAGACGAGCGTCTCAGAGAGATTCTGGTCCAAGGTCAACAAGGACGGCGACTGTTGGATCTGGACCGCAGGCAAAGACAAGAACGGCTACGGCGGGTTCAACTTTGACGGTCGTCCAATGCTTGCTCACCGGGCAGCCTGGGAGCTCTCGCTCGGCCAGGAGCTGTCACCGAAGGTCGAGCTCGACCATGCGTGCCGCAACCCCTCTTGCGTCAATCCGGACCACTTGCGCCCAGCCGACCGTAGCCGGAACATGCAGAATCAGTCCGCCGACGGTCACAAGGGCCGCAACGGAGTCCGTGGCGTCTATTGGCATAAGGCCAACAAGAAGTGGGTAGCCCAGGTCCGGCACAACAAGAAGACCTACTACCTGGGCCAATTCGCAACTATCGAAGAGGCGGCGGCCGCAGCCAAGTCGAAGCGTCTCGAGCTTCATACATACAACGACACTGATCGCGCGGCATAGGAGGCCAGGGTGAGCATCGACTGGATGACCACCTTGGCCGACAAACTCGAACGTGCGGCAGACGCTCGACCCCGATGGGCCAGCCCGCTGGATCTCGCGCAAGCACTCGATCCCACGGTGAAGCGCACGCCCGTCATTGAGCTCATCAATCAGAAGCTCGTCGAGGCGTACAACACGCCAGACGCACGTCTCATGGTGTGTGTCAGCCCGCAGAGCGGCAAGAGCCAACTGTGCTCACGCTGGCTCCCGCTCTGGCTGCTCACCCAGAACCCAGATGCCAGGATCACCCTCGCCTCATATGAGACCGCAGTTGCGAGAAGGTGGGGTCGCGCCGTTCGAGACCAGATCAATCAGGATAGCGAATCCCTTGGGATGAGTATCCGAGATGACGTGTCCGCTCAGAACGAGTGGGAGATCGAAGGCCACCGCGGCGGCATGTTCACTGCCGGCGTCGGATCTGCCCTGACTGGCCGACCCTCAGACGGGGCCATGATCATTGACGACCCGGTGAAGAACTACGACGAAGCGATCTCCAAGGTCAAGCAGGAGACGGCTTTCGCCTGGTGGACGGGAACGGCGCAGACTCGACTTCACCCGGGCACGCCGGTCATCTTGATCATGACTCGCTGGGCAACAGGAGACCTCGGCGGTCGCATCCTCAGCGAACCGGGCGGCGAGGATTGGGATGTTCTCAGCATCCCCGCGCAGGCCGACCACGACCCCGCGAAGGGCGAAACCGACCCGCTCGGACGCGAACCCGGCGAGTTCCACGAGACCGTTCATGGGATGACCGTTGAGCAGTGGGAGCAGCGGAAGATCGCGACCGGGCCGAAGGCCTGGCGGGCGATGTATCAGCAATCGCCCACCCTAGACGAAGGCGGGATCTTCCCGCCGGAGTGGCCGCGGTACTCGCAGCCGATGTGGGTGGAGGTCGCGGATGGGTCGCGCCGGATCCCGGGCTTGAGGGAGAACGGGTACGAACTCATCCAGTCCTGGGATTTGAGTTTCAAGGATGCAGACTCATCGGACTACGTGGTCGGTCAAGTGTGGTTGCGCGTCGGCGTGAACATGTACCTGCTCGACATGGTGCGTGAACGACTGAACTTCACAGCCACGCTCGACAAGATCAAGTACCTGCGCGCCAAGTGGCCGGAAGCGGTGGCCGTGTTGATCGAGGACCGTGCGAACGGCCCGGCAGTCATCACAGCCTTGTCGAAAGACATTCCTGGCATCATCCCCGTCGAGCCCGAGGGAAGCAAAGTGGCGAGAGCCTCCGCAATCTCACCACTCGCGCACGCCGGGAACATGATTCTGCCAACCTCCGCGCTCCTGCCGAACGTTGAGGAGTTCGTCGAGGAGGCGAAAGGGTTCCCTGGTGCCGCACATGACGACAGCGTCGACAGTGCCACTCAGGCCGCTTCGTACCTCCTCCTCCATCCGCTCATTGACCAGGAGCAGCTCGTCGCGGAGGAGTTCGCGGATGACGCCCCACTCATCAGCCCGTTCTAGCCCGAAGGAGGCCACATGGGTGTACTCGACTGGCTTGGCCTCCGTGAAGCCGCTGACGACCCGGAGATGAAACGCCTCAAGGGTGAAGTCGAAACCCTGTCGTTTCGTCTCGAGGAATCCTACGAACAGCTGTCCCGCATGTTCTCCGAGGATGCTGGTTGGTCACGCATTGGCGAGCAGACGGAACGCGACCTCACCCCGGAGGGCCGTAAGCAGGCGACGCAGATATGCCGGGTCATGGCGATCGCGAACCCCCTCATCGCCAGGGCGATCGCTGTGCGCACCGGCTACATTCACGGCAACGGCGGCATCGGTGTGCAAGCCGCGGACGGCAAGGAGTCCGGCACGCAGGACGTCAACAGTGTCCTGCAGGCGTTCCTTGACGACCCGGGCAACCGGGCCGCGTTCACCGGGCATCAGGCGCACGAGGAGTGGGAGAAGAAGCTCGCGACGGACGGGAACGTGTACGCGATCCTGTTCACCAACCCGCAGACGGGTTTCGTGCGTGTCCGCACCCTCGACTCTCTCGAAGTCACGGACATCATCACCAACCCGCAGGATGCTTCGGAGCCGTGGTTCTACCGCCGCGACTACGAAGAAACCACCATCGGGGAACGCACCTCGCGGGTCACGACCCGGCAGAAGACCGTGTGGTATCCGGCTCTCGGGTACACCCCGACGAGGCGCATGCCCGTCATCGACGGCAACCCTGTCGACTGGTCGGCGGCTGTGCATCACACGGCGGTGAACAAGGTCGGGAAGTACGGGCTCGGGGACGCGTTTCCCGCCATTCCCTGGGCGCGCGCATACACGGGGTTCCTCGACGACTGGGCGAAACTCACCAAGGCACTCGCCCGCATCGCGTGGAAACTCTCCGGGAAACGCTCCACAGCGCAGCAGGCGCGCGCGGCACTCAACAGTCTCCCCGAGGCTGGTGGTGTCGTCGGCATGGACCCGAACACCCAACTCGAGGCCGTCCCGAAGACCGGGGCCACGATCGACGCCGAATCCGGTCGACCACTCGCAACGATGGTCGCCAGTGCGTTCGGTGTCCCGGTCACCACGCTCCTCTCCGACCCGGGCCAAACCGGTGCACGTGCGGTCGCGGAGACCCTCAACCAGCCGACCCGGTTGACCATGCAGGGGCGCCGTGACGTCGCACAGGAAACGTATCGGGCGATCCTCAACCACGTCATCGACCAGGCAGTCCTCGCCCCGCAGGGGCCACTCAAGGGCGGCATCAAGGTCGACCCGTACACGCAACGCCAAGAGGTGGTGCTCGGCAACGACGACGACCGGACGATCACGTTCACGTGGCCTGACCTCGACGATGTCGATGTTGCGGTCATCACGAAGGCGATCGTTGACGCTGACGCGACCGGGAAGCTCCCACCCCTGACGACCATGCGGCTTCTGTTGCGTGCCCTGGGGGAGCGGGACGTGGACGAAACCCTCGAGCAGTGGACGGACGACGACGGCAACTTCATCGACCCCACCACGAGCGCGGGGGATGCGGCTGTGGCGGCGTTTGAACGCGGTGAGGATCCGGCGGACGCGATCAAGAGGCAGTAGAGGGGGTCCGGCGTGGCAATCACTGAGTTGACGTTGCGTCGGGCCGCGGAGTTGCGGGACATGGTCGACGACTATGTGGACGCCTCCACGAGGGCACTCACCGCACGGTGGGCGCAAGCCTGGCAGGAGATCGCGAACGAGTGGCAGGACACGATCACGGTGATCCTTGCCCGGAAAGCCGCCGGCGACCAACTCACCCCGGCCCAGATCACCCAACTGGCGCGCACCCAGCGTGCCCTGGCGATGACCTCGTCGCGACTGCGAGAACTCGCGGCGGAGATCGGGCCGTTGCTGGAACCAGCGGTGCGGGAGGTTGTGGAACGAACCGCGGACCTCACCACGGGTGTCGCCATGTCGCAGATGCCGCCCGTAGACCAGCGTCTGCTGCCGTCGTTTACGCGTGTGGATAAGTCGGCGCTTGAGCAGATCATCGAACGATCCCTCGGCCAGATCCATGCCTCATCGTTGCCGTTGGCTGACGATGCGGTAGATGCGCTCAAGTCCTCGTTGATTCGGGCCGTCCCGTCTGGTTGGCACCCGGATAAGGCGGCGCGGGAGATGTTGCGCCGGACGAGGGGAGCCTTTAATGGAGGTCTCACAAGGGCGCTCACCCTGGCGCGCAGTGAATTGCTCGATGCTCACCGCTACGCGAACACCGCTCAAAACGCGGCCAATCCGGCTGTCATCGCGCAGGTCTGGACGGCGACTCTTGGCCCGAGGACGTGCCCCTCGTGTTTAGCGCACCACGGGGAAGAGTACCCGCCCGACGCCTTCGGCCCACTCGATCACCCGGCAGGCAGATGCACCTTCACACCGAAGACAAAGTCTTGGGCGGATCTCGGATTCCCGAATATCGAGGAGCCGCCTGATCTGATCCAGCAGCCGATGGATTGGATCAATGAGAATCCGCACGATGCGGTCAGGGCGTTGGGGCCAGACCGCTACCGGATGTTGATGGACGGCGAAATCGGCCTCAAGGACATGACGCAGAAGCGGACAACACCGGAATGGCGGGACTCTTATACAGCCACTTCGGTCCGCGACCTCAAGGCGCGTGTCAGGGGCGGCGGATAGACTGGGACTACAACTGCAAAAGTGCGGCCCGACCGGAGACTGGCATCTCCGAACGGGCCTGACCAAGCCCAACTGACTAGGAGTTGAGATGGCTGGAACTAAGCGTACCTGCTCAATCGCCGAATGCGATCTGACAGTTCATGGTCGCGGCTGGTGCAATAAGCACTATCGACGGTACATGAAGACCGGAAATCCGCTATCGACCAAGCACTATCGAGACCCGATCGAGAACATCGCCGCCCACACTGAACGCGAGGGCGAATGCCTCGTGTGGACCGGGTCCCGAAATCAGAAGGGCTACGGGCGCATCAAGATCGACAAGGTTCTCTACTCTGTCCATCGGGTCGCCTGGGAAATCGAGAATGGTCCAATCCCTGAGGGGATGCAGATCGATCACCTTTGCTGGAACCGCTCCTGCATCAACTTGAAGCATCTTCGCCTTGCAACTCGGTCGGAGAACAAGAGGAACGCTCGTGGCGCACGAGTTGACTCCGAGCTTGGCATTCGCAATATCCGTCGAGACAGTAACGGTTATATGGTGAGAATCATGAAGGACGGCGAACGATTCTCCAAGTTCTTCCTCGATCTGGATGAAGCGATCGTGTGGGAAAACGCCAAGCGAGTGGAACTCTTCGGCGAGTTCGCTGGAAACATCCGCCCAGCTGCATAACCACACCAACCACGAAGGCCCGGACTAACCACCCGGGCCTTTCGCATGCCCACTTTCAAGGAGGCATCATGACTCACCTCACCGAGTCCGGCACGCTCACCAAGAGCGGCGGCCGGTGGCTCATCCAAGCCATTTCCCCCGGCAAAGGGTCCAGCGGCATCTACCCGCAGGAAACCCTCGAGGCCGCCGCCCGTGACCGCGTGTTCCCGGCAGGAACCATGCTCATGGTTGATCACGCGACCGAGGCTGAGGACTGGTCCCGCCCTGAGGGGTCCATCAAGGACCTCGCTGGGGTGCTGACCGAAGACGCTCGCTGGGATGACCAGTACGGCGCGCTCGTTGCCGAAGCGAAGATCTTCGAGCACTGGAGGCCCACCCTCGAATCGCTCAAGGACGACATCGGACTCAGCATCCGAGCCTCAGGAGAAGTCGAAGAATCCGCCGATGGTCGCATCATCAAGCGCCTCGTCGAAGGTAGGTCAATCGACTTTGTCACAAAAGCGGGAAGAGGCGGGCGCGTCCTGTCGGTTCTCGAATCGGCCCGCCCGTCCACTCTCACCGAGATCGCGGAGCTATTCCGCCCCCCAGAACCTCCCGGCCCGTCCGGGACGGAATCAAAGGAAACCGCACAACGGAAGGACGCCAACATGGGCACCATCCAGATCAGTGAGGCCGAGCATAAGGCACTCACCGACAAGGCCGGACGGGTCGAACAGCTCGAAGCCGACCTTGCCGAATCCAACCGCAAGCTCGACGAAGCCGAGGGTAAGCCGTTCCCGCCGAAGGGTGGCAGTGGTGGCGAAGGCGGCAGTGAGCTTGACCGTCTCCGCAAGGAGAACGCCGCACTCAAGGCCGAGATCGCCGAACTCAAGAAGGCCAAGGCCAAGGAGGCCCGCCGCACCGAGGTCGCAGGCATCGTCGAGGAAGCGTTCGAGCACATCAACGCCCCCGGCATGAAGACGCGTCTCATCGACCAGCTCACCGAATCCGACAAGGACAAGGACACCATCGCCACCGAGGCGAAGGAAGCCGCCGACGAACTGCGCACCCTCGGTGGCGGTGACGGGCAGGTCCACGGCCTCGGCGAATCCCGACCGGCCGACACCACCCAGACGAACGTCTCCGAAGCGGACAAGCCAAAGCGCACCGCCGAGGACATCATCAACGCCCTGGAAGGAGCCGCCTGATGAAGAACCAGCGGTACACCGAGAACAAGCACATCGCACTCACCGCCGACAAGGACTACACGTCCGGCGACCCCGCCGCGATCGGCGTCTACCGTGGCGTCGTCGTCGCTGACGCGAAGAAGGACGAGAAGGTCACCATCTGGCTCGACGGCTCCTACGACATTCCCGTCACCGGTGCCCTCACGGTCGGCCAGGCCGTCTACATCACCGCGAACGGCACCCTCACCGCGACCGCTGGCCCCACCCCGTGGGGTGCCGCCAACGTCGCCAAGGCCACCGGCACCGGTGTCGCCGAAGTCGCCCCGCTGGGCATGATCCCCGGCGCAACCGCCTGATAGGAGCACACCACTATGGAAACCATTGACCTCATGAAGGAAGGCTTCCGTCGCGCTCCTCAGCGTGATGAGAAGGTCTTCGAAGCCGCGCAGCTGTTCGCTCGCGGCCGCACCGGAGCATCCCCGCTCGCGCAGGCCGTCCTCGTCGAGGCGTTCTCCACGAGCGACTTCCCTATCCTCCTCGGAGACGCATTCGAGAAGCAGGCCCTCAAGGCCTACAAGGACACCCCGCTCGAGTTCGAGTCCATCCTCACCGACACCACCGTCGAGTCGTTCCGCCGCAAGAAGCTCGTCGACCTGTGGGGTGCGGACGCGTTCGAGCGCGTCAACGAGGGCGAGGAGTACAAGGGCTCCACCTTCCACGAGACCGAGATCGAGCACGGAACCGGCAAGTACGGCAAGTCCTACGGGCTCACCTGGGAGCTGCGCCTCGACCGCCGGTTCTCCGACCTCGCGGACTTCCCGAAGGCTCTCGGAAACGGCGCCCGCAAGACCCAGAACAACGTCGTCGCCGACCTCCTCACCGATGACACCGGGTGGGCGCCCGGGTTCTTCGGCACGGTCGGAACGGAGAAGCTCACCTCCGAATCGCTGGACGCCGCGATCAAGGCCCTCGCCCTGCGCGAGAACCACCGTGGCGAACTCGTCGACACCTCGGCCCTGGTGCTCGTACACGGGCCGGCCCTGCGCACGGAAGTGGCGCGCATCCTCACCGCGGCGAAGGTCGTCACGAAGGTTACCAACGGATCCAAGGTCACCGAGACCGAGGTCGACAACCCCTACCGGGGCATCGTCACCCCCCTCGAGTCCCGCACCATCGGTGCTCGCCTGGGCGCCGCCCGAGCCGACGGGTGGGCACTCGTGCAGGCGAAGACCTCGGATCTGCCGTCGATCATCCGCACGAAGCTCGCCGGCCACCCGGACGTGGATATTCGTGTCAAGCGCGACCAGGGCCAGTCCATCGGGGGTGGCGAGATCTCCATCGAAGACGGGTCGTTCAACGACGACACCATCTGGTATCGGGGCCGTTCTGTCGTCGGCGTGGATGCCGGGTTCACCACGGGCGTGTACGCCTCGAACGGCACCGCCTGACCCGTACCCAGTGCACGGTCCCCGCCCCACACTGACGACCCTCGTGTGGGGCGGGGAACGGCATGACAGGAGGTTCGCATGGTCGACTACACGGTCCCTGAGAATCAGGTTCGGCTCATCATCGGTGACACTAACGCCGCTGACCCGGACTTCGATGACGACCAGATTCGCGGCTTCCTCACCATCGCTCGCGGATCCGTTCTGCGGGCTGCCGCCGATGCCTTGGACGCGATCGCCACAGACGAGGCGTTGCTGTCCAAGAAGATCCAGACTCAAGATCGAGCATCGGATGGGCCAGCAGTCGCGGACGCTCTGCGCAAGCACGCCACAGCACTGCGCAAGCGAGCCGACGAGGAGGAGGCCGCGGAGGACGATGATCCGTTCTTCACGGCGTTCGCGATCGGTGGCGAGGGCCGTGCTGAGGGTGAGGAGCACCGGCTATGACAAGGGCACCGAGGGGCCGCCTCAAGGTGGTCCCCGATGACTGGTCAGAAAGACATCAGCCGACCGCGTACGGGTTCCTCACGGGGGACTGTGCGGCGTTCCGTGCTGGCGCGCCCGGTGATTGGGTTCCCGGTGGCACCACGGACACGCCTGGGGTCGAGTGGCGGTGGCGGAACATGCCGTGCTCGGCACAGTTCCTCACCCAATCCAACCGCCCCATCACTGTCGCGGACGGTGTGGAGGTGCTCGCCACACACCGGGTCAGCGTGCCCATGGCGTCGACGTTCCTTCACTACGGGGACACGATCACGATCCTCGACAACCCGGACGACCCGGCGTTGAACGGCCGTGACCTGCAGGTGCTCGTCGCCGAAACCGGCACCACGAACTGGACCAGGGACTACCTGTGCCAGGACGTCAACAACCGAGCGGAGGCAGCGTGAACGCGAACTCCAACGAACTCCGCCGCCTCGGCGAAGACCTCACCGCTATGGGTGCTCAAGCCCAGGCAGGGGCACGCGACGTGGTCGCCAAGACCGCCGCCGACATCACCGCTGACGCGAAAGTGTTCGCCCCGGTTGATACTGGCAACCTCCGCAACTCCATCGGCTACGACCTGTCCAACCAGGGCGGCGAATCGTCGGCGGAGATCGGTCCCACAGCCAACTACGGGCTGTTCGTCGAAACCGGGACGAGCCGCATGGCCCCGCAGCCGTTCCTTGGTCCCGCATTCGACCGGCGCGCCGCAGGGTTCGAGGAAGCCATGGGGCGGCTCATCGACGGCACATGGAGGGGGTGACCTGTCACGGACACCATCACCCTCACCACGTGGACGCTCGGACGGTTGAGAACGATCGGCGTGGACGTCTACGACGGTGCCGTCCCCGGGTCAGCGCCCACCACGACGGGCGGGTGGATCAAGCCCTACCTGGCCGTGTGGACAGGACCGCTACGCGAACACCCCGAGCAACCCCTCGACTACTCGGCGCAGGAGACCGCCGGCACGCTCCACGTCACCACTGCCGGGGCGACTGCGGGCACCGTGCGCAACCTCTCCCAAGAGGTCATCCGGAAACTCAACCGCACACCCACGCCGGGTGGCGGGGAGTACCGGCACACGGAACCTCACGTGCCCGTCCGGTTCGACGACCAAGTAGCACCCGCCCGGTTCTACCAGCCGCTCGCATTCGACTACCAGCAACCGTAGACCACCCATCCCACCCAGGCCCGGATAACCTCCGGGCCTTTCTCATGCCCGAAAGGTGCCGACATGGCCGACAGCTCAGGCAACTTCAAGCACGCCTACGACAAGCGCACCGGGGAAAAGCTCCCGCACAAGGTGCCCGAATCCCACTTCGATCTCTTCCCCGACACCCTCTCCCGCACTCCCATGCAGGCGCGCAGGGATCGCAACACCACCACCCCCGAGGTCGCCTCAGTCGTTGAGGCGGTCACCAAGCAGGAAGGCAAGTAACCATGCGTTCACTCGCAGACGGCAAGACCAAAGTCACCATCCTCCCCAAGGCGCCGGCCGATCCGAAGGCGATCACCATGGCCGAACTCACCGCCGGTATCGAGGCATCGTGCGCGATCCTCGCCTCCGACTACAACGTCGGTGCCGCGACCTCCGAGTCCGTGGACGAAAAGGCGCTCTGCCAGCCCGGAAACGCGGCCACCTGGGGCGCTGAGAACGGCACGATCGAGTTCACCCTGTTCCTCGAGTTCGGGGACGACAAGCACCTCGACCTCACCTCCGATGCCGGCAAGGCGTTCGAGGCCGTGAAGCACAAGGGCACGCAGGTGTACATCGTGCAGCGCGACAACGACAAGCTCTCCACGGACCCGTGGGCGGCCGGCGACGAGTACGAGTACTTCCACGGCATCGCCGACCATCCGCAGCATGTCGACCGGACGGGCTACACGAAGCGGAAGATCACGGCCGCGTTCCAGTCGATGGAACTCCACGGCATCGCCGCAGCCTGACCCACCCAGACCCCTGTGGGGCGGTTCCTCCATGGCCGCCCCACAGGCACACCTTCACATGGAGATCCCACACGCTTTCACATGGAGGAATGAGACATGACTGATTTCAACCCGGACGAGTTCATTGCCGGCATCCGCACCGCGCAGACGAAGGTGACGATCTTCAAGCGCGCTGACCTGGCGGGCGAACTCATCGCTGTCGAGGAGGATCTCGCGGCATTCGGTGAGGACGAGAACGGCGGCGAGCAGGATCTCGCGGCCGGCGCCGAGAAGGCCGAACTGATCGAGAAGCAGGAGCGCCTGCAGGCTGAGCTCGAGGACTCCGCGGTGGAGTTCATCGTGCAGGCCCTCGAGCAGGACAAGATCGAGGAGATCAGCAAGGAGGCTCGCGCCGCCGCCCGTGAACGCGCCGACAAGGCCGCGAAGGAGGCCGCCGGGTACGCCCGTGAGGAGTGCAAGCGCGGGGAGGTCACCGATCCGAAGGAGATCAAGGAGGCCGTCCGCCGTGCCGCCGCCAACGCATCGGGCGCGATCCTGCAGCGCGAGGCGGGGATCTACCTCATGTCCTACGCGGTCGTCTCCGACACGGGTGAGCGGGTGTTCACCCCGGAGCAGATGCGTCAGGCGTCGGAGAAGCTGGGCGCCCCGCAGATGAACAAACTGCAGGGCGCGTTCTACGACCTGACTTCCACGGATCCGGGGTCGTTCATCCCAAAATCGTCGAAGCATGGCAAAACGGACGGGGACTGAGTTCTCTCACCGAGACACGCACGGCACGGGCATGGGGGTCACCCGTGTCCGTGCTGCGTGGGGAACGGAAGCCGGGGAAGAAGTGGACGGCGCGTGATCGTGCGTTCGCTCTGGCGCTGACCCTGTATGAGGCGGACCTGTGTCAGGGGTGCGGTCAGCCCATGTCCATGTCGTCGGGGGAGCACCCGCACGATTACGACATTCGCACCACACGGTGCATGGGGTGCTCGGAGATCGAGGAGCACCGGGACAACTCGAAGAAACCCCTGCCCGGTGAGAAGACCTACGTCGTCCGCGACGAGTGACTACCCCTCGCTGTCGCGACGGTTCCGCTCCCGCATGAGCTCGAGCATTTCGGCCTGCTCAGCGTCCTTGCGTCGTGACCGCGCGATGAGCTTGCGGATCACGATCACAGCGACGACGACGACCGCGATCAGGATCGCCCACCCGCCGATGACGATCGCCAGGTTCGCCACGTTCAAATTCATCGCTTCATCCCCTCTGTAGTACCCGAATCATATAGGAGGTCACCGACATGGCCGTATCCCGCAGCGTCAGTGTCGTCCTCTCGGCGAAGGTCAACCAGTTCAAGGCCGACATGGCCGCTGCGGGAAAGTCCGCTGTCGATGCCGCCCGGGAGACCGAGACTGCGTGGGACAAGTCTGCGACAGGTGCGGGCAAGGCGATGGCCTCAATCGGGCGGTACGAGCAGGAGATGACCACCGCGGGCACCGCCATGGCAACATTTGGCGGTGTTGTCGTCGGGTCGCTCGGCCTGGCGACGAAGGCCGCGATGTCGTGGGAGTCCGCCTGGACTGGTGTGCTCAAGACCGTCGACGGTTCACCCAAGCAGCTCGCCGAGGTGGAGAAGGGACTGCGGGGGCTCGCGAAGACTCTCCCGGCGTCCCATGAGGAGATCGCCGCAGTCGCTGAGGCGGCCGGTCAGTTGGGTATCAAGACTGACGCGGTGGTGTCGTTCACGAAGACCATGATCGACATGGGGGAGTCGACGAACCTCTCCGCGGAAGAAGCGTCGACGGCGCTCGCCCAGTTCATGAACATCATGGGCACCTCCCAGAAGGATGTCGGCAAGCTCGGTGCCGCGATCGTCGGTCTCGGCAACGACGGAGCCTCCACGGAGAGCCAGATCGTTGACATGGCGATGCGCCTCGCCGGCGCCGGCAAGCAGGCGAACCTCACCGAGGGCGACGTGCTCGGTCTCGCCTCCGCCCTGGCGAACGTCGGTATCGACGCGGAGGCCGGCGGCACCGCCATGTCCATGGTGATGAAGAAGATCGGCAACGAGGTCGCCAACGGCGGAGGCAAGCTCGACGAGTTCGCCCGTATCGCAGGCATGTCCTCGGAGCAGTTCAGCACCGCCTGGGAACAGGACGCGGGCGGCGCGATCAACGCGTTCGTCCTCGGCCTCGGCAACGCCCAGGCGTCCGGGGAGAACGTCAACAAGACCCTCACCGATCTCGGCATCACCGGCATCCGCGAATCCGACGCCCTGCTGCGTCTCTCGGCCAGTGGGGACAACCTCACGAACGCCCTCAAGCGCGGCAACGACGAGTACGAGCGCGGTAAGGCCCTCGCCGAGGAAGCGGCGAAACGGTACGAGACCGCTGAGTCGAAGATCCGCATGGCTGGGAACAGTCTCAAGGACACGGCAATCACGATCGGTGGCACATTCCTGCCTGCCGTCGCCTCGGTTGCTGAGGGTGCCGCACAGCTTGCCACCGCGTTCGGTGACCTGCCTGAACCGGTCATCAAGGTCGGTGCTGCCCTCGGCGGTGTTGTTGGTGCCGCGGCTCTCGCCGGCGGTGCCGCACTCATCCTCGTCCCGAAGATCGCGGAAACCGTCACCGCCTTCCAGGCACTCAAGACTGCTGCGGCCGCATCGGACGGGTTCCTCGGCAAGATGACGGGGAACATGGGCCGCCTGCAGACCGCCGCGAAGGGTGCCGGCTTGGCCCTTGCGGCCGTGGCCCTCGCGTCGGGTCCACTCAACGAGCTCGGGAGGAAGGCAACCGACGCGACCGGCGAACAGGCCGACGCGCTACAGCGTCTCTCGGGTCAAATGGCGACGACGTCGATCGACGCGACAACCCTGAACAAGGCGTTCAGCGACATTGCCGGTCAAGGCGATGAGATGAAGGCGTTCTCCATGGCCGTCCAGGAGACCCTGGACCCCGGCCCCTGGGGTGTCGCTGACGACGTGATCACGGACGCGACCCGGGTCATCACCCTGGGTCTCGTCGACATGACCTCATCCAGTGAGGAGTCTCGGGCACGCTTCGAGGCCCTGGGCGAACAGTTGGCGACCACGGCGTCCACAGACATGCCGGCCGCCGTGGGGTCGTTCCAGCAGATGGTCGACGCGACAGATGGGTCGCAGCAGTCGATCGAGAACCTCCTCAACCTGATGCCTGCGTTCAAGGACCAGTTGATGCAGCAGGCGACAGCGCTGGGGCTCGGAACCGACAACGCGACCCTGGCGAAGATCGCGCTCGGTGAGATCTCTGGTCCCGCCGGTGAAGCCGCCGCGGCTGTGGGTGGTGTCGGTGGTGCCGCGAGCGATGCCGCGGGTGGCCTCAAGGAGATGCTCGACGGCCTCCTCGCCCTGGGTCTCGCCACACTCAGTGAGCGTGATGCGATGCGCATGTATGAGGAAGCGGTCGACGGTGTCAGTGAGTCCATCAAGGAGAACGGCACCACTCTCGACATCACCACGCAGAAGGGCCGCGACAACCAGGCCGCGTTCGACGCGATCGCCGAGTCGGGGTTCCGGGCCGCCCAGTCCATGGCTGAGAACGAGGCATCGCAGGAGCAGGTGCAGGGGCAACTGCAGCGCACCTACGACGACCTCATCGCCACGGCTGGCCAGTTCGGGATCACAGGCAAGAAGGCTGAGGATATGGCCCGTGAGGTCATGGGTATTCCCGATGAGGCGAACGTCAAGTCGTGGATGGATGACGCGGCCAGGAAGGAAGCGAACAAGACCGAGGGTGCCGTCAAGGACATTCCGAAGAACGTCAAGATCAACGTCTCGTTCAACGTCACGGAGCCGGAGAACGGCATCAAGAACATGCCGGAGAACCTGCTCAACCCGAACCGGAACAAGAGCAAGAGCCCCGGCAATCTGGGTCGCGATTCTCGGCTGTTCCCGAACCACGACGGCAGCATTCTCACCCCCATGGCTGCCGGCGGTTTCACGGGCGCTGAGATGGTGCCCCCGAATACGTGGAGGGTCGTCGGCGACCGCATGGACGTCGACGAAGCGTATGTGCCCCTCGACGGGTCACGTCGGTCATGGGAGATCCTCCTCGAGGCCCTGCAGCGTATGCCCGGGGCGATCCCCATGGCGAAGGGCGGTATTGCGTCCGCTCAGAAGCAGGTGGACTCCGCGAACGATCGGCTGCGTGACGCGCGCCGGATGAAGTCGGATGCGAAGTCTGCGCGGGCGAAGGCCACGGCGGAGCGTCGTGTGCGCACCGCTGAGGACGAGCTGGCGACAGCGAAACGGTCCCTCAAGTCCGCGAAGGACCGCGAGAAGTCTGAGGAGAAGGCCGCGAAACTCGCGGCGGATCGGGCGAAGGAGGAGCAGGCGCGCCGCGAACGCGTGTCTGGTCTCCAGTCCGACCTGCGCACCGACCTCCGCCGCGGTTCCATCCGCGACCAGGTCACTGGTGGTCTCTCCGGAGGCTACTCCGCGGTGGATCGCCTCTACGGCCTGGGGTCGAATCAGGACCTCTCCAAGGGCTCCCGCAGTCGTGCGTCGTCGTCGGCCAGGAAGTTCGAGGCGAACCTCCGCAACCTGTACTCGCAGGCGGAGCGGATCGACGCGAAGCTGAAATCCGCGCAGGACAAGGCTCAGGAACTCAAGGGGATCAAGGACTCTGTGGTGAACTCCCTGCTGGGTGGCCGCGACCTCGACGTGGGCACGTTCTCCACGAACGTGGGCGGCAACTGGGTGACGGGTTCCAACCTGGGCCAGGCGACGAAGTCGATGCGTGCCGACGCGGGTGCGATGAAAGCCTTCGCCGGGAAGCTGAAGAAGCTGGTCGAGCTCGGTGTGCCGGGTGCGATTGTGCAGGAGATCGCCCAGGCCGGTGTGGTCGAGGGCTCGAACATGGCGGACGCGTTCCTGAACGCCTCGAAAGCTGAGCGCGATTCCTACGTGGGAGCGTGGAAGGACTACGAGAAGTACGCCAACCAGGCCGGCCAGTACGTGACGGAGGGCTTCTACAAGGGAGGCTCCGCGGCGGCTGACGGCGTGGTGAAAGGTCTCGAGGGGCAGCAGAAGAGCGTCGAAGCCGCGATCGCGAACCTCGCGAAGGCGATGGAGTCGACGTTCAAGCAGGTGCTGGGCATCCGGTCACCCTCGACGGTCATGGCCGAACTCGGCGGGTTCACTGCCGAGGGACTCGTGCAGGGCATGCTCGGCGGTGTCACGGACGTGCAGGCGGCGGCCGCCGCTCTCGGTGCCGCGGCAGTCCCGTCGGATATGTCGTTCGCGGTCTCTGCCACCCCTGTCGTTGCTGACGATGAGGGCCAGGCGGGGCTGGCGATGCAGGACATGTCGACGACCACCCTGGATGCGATGTCGCAGATGCAGACCGCCGTGTCCGAGGGGTTCGCGGGGATGCTGGCGAACACTCAGGCCGCGCAGGCTGGGATGCTCGCGGACACGCAGACCAACCAGACGGGCATGCTCACCGCCACCCAAACGTCGAACGCCAACATGCTGGTCAACACTCAGACCCAGCAGGAGGCGATGCGTCTCGCGGTGGCGACGAAGCAGCTCGAAGCGAGGACTGCGGCGACGACGGAGCAAGAAGCCATGCGGCTGATGCTCCTCGACAAACAGTCGCAGATGAAGAACCAGTCTGCGACGGACTTCGAGTCCATGCGGTTGACCACGAGCACGAAGCTCGGTGACATGCGGCGGGGCGCTGACACGACGATGCTCGGCATGCACGGCGACCAGTCCACCCGCCTCGACTCGATGAAGGCCACGAACAAAGCCGGTTTCGAGTCGATGCTGTCCACGTCGAACGCGAACATGCGGGCGATCCGGTCCGGCATGGACGCGGAGATGTCCGGGGCGAAACCCGAACTGGGAAGCAACCTCAACAAGCTCATCTCGGTGTTCGCCAGCTTCACTGCCTCGGTGAACAAAGCGTTCGGTGAGGTCGGAGTGAAACTCAACGCCCCGTCCCCGTTGAAGTTCGAGACCGGTGGTGTCATGCCCGGGTATACACCGGGTCGGGACGTGCACGAGTTCTACTCGCCGACCGCGGGGAACCTCTACCTCTCCGGGGGTGAGGCGATCATGCGGCCCGAGTGGACGCGCGCCATGGGCGGCGAAGCCGGGGTGAAGGCCCAGAACGACGCCGCCCGTGCCGGTCGCCTCGACGACCTGTTGCACATGCAGACCGGAGGTGAAGCGTTCGCCTCTGGTGGGGTCTACGGCCCGGTCCCGGGTGTGAACGCTTTCGCGGACTCTGGCGTGTGGAAGGGCCTGTGGGGCATCGTCAAGAGGCAGTTCCCGTCGGCTCGACTGAACTCCGCCTACCGGGGTAACTCGACGACTGTGTCGGGGAACCGTTCACTGCACTCCTCGGGCAACGCTGTTGACCTCGGCGGGCCGCTGAACAAGATTTTCGATTTCCTGTACAACAACTACCGGAACTCCTCGGAGATCATCTACTCCCCGGCGAACGGCAGGCAGATCAAGAACGGCCGCCCGTACACCTATTCGGGTGCCGTGCGGAAAATCCACTGGAACCACGTGCACTGGGCCAACAGGTCCGTGCCGGGTGGTGCCGGGGCGGATATGACGCCTGGTGATTTCGGTCCTGGGGGAGAGTTCATGCCCCCGTCGCACCCGTTCCTCGACCGGGCAGGAGTGTCGGCTGGGTCGAACCTCGAGAAGTCCTACCAGCAGGCGGCGCAGAAGCTCACCGCCCAGATCTACGCCAAGCACGCGAAACTCCTGCCTCAGGGCATTGCCGGACAGTTGGGCAAGGGGATCATGTCGCAGATCTCTGAGGGTCTGGTGAAGAAGGCCGCGGACTACGGCAAGTCCCAGACGTTCGTGATGCCCGGAGGGTCCGGGGTGGAGCGGTGGCGAGACACCGTCATCCAGGCCCTCAAGCGGGTCGGGTTGCCCACCACCGACGACTACGTCAACGCGTGGTTGAGGCAGATCAAGTCCGAGTCCGGTGGCAACCCGAGCATCCGCCAGCAGGTGCGTGACGTGAACTCGGGTGGCAACGAGGCGATGGGTCTCGTGCAGGTCATCCCGGGCACGTTCGCGGCGTTCCGTGACAAGTCGCTGCCGAACGATCGCACGCACCCCCTGGCCAACTTGGTCGCCGGCATGAACTGGGCGAAGTACAAAGCCAGCCGCCGTGGTTGGAACATGCTCAGTTTCATCGGCAAGGGCCACGGGTACGAGGACGGGACGAAGAACGCCAAGCGTGGTCTCGCGATCGTCGGCGAATCCGGTCCTGAGCTGGTGAACTTCCAGGGCGGCGAACAGGTGCTGTCCAACCCGGAGTCCATGCGGTTCATGGCCGCGAACCGCACCTACGTGCCCGCCCAGTCTCCTCAGTTCGACACTGCGGCGTTCACCACCGCTGTGGCTCGAGCCGTCCAGTCGAACGGGATCACCCCGGAGGCGATCGCGCAGGCCATGAACGGTGTGCGAATGACGTTCGTCACCGACACCGGACAGTTCAGTGGTGCCGTCGTCGCAGCGGCGGGCGCCGGATACGACCAGTCGGTGTCCCGCCTGGCGAAGTCCTCCCAGAAGATCGGAGCCATCTGATGCAGCTTGCGAATGGTGAGTTCGCGATCAACGGGTACCGGTTCGGCTGCGGACACCCCGTGTCCGTGTCCTCGGTGCAGGCGACGAACATCAAATGGCGAGTCCAGGACCAGCCCAACCCGGTCGGGAACACCATCCTCCTCGGGCGTGACTTCAAAGACCCCCAGCCGATCAAGCTGGGGATCTTCACGAAAAGTTCCACGCCTGAGGAGGAGTTCCAGGCTCTCGCGGAGTTCGCAGAAGCCTGGTCATCGGCGGCGAACCGTGCACCCGGTGAGGAGTCAGTCCTCGAGATCGGTGCCCACGGCCGCACATTCCGCGCCTACGGGAGACCCCGCGACCTTGACGTTGAGGACACTGAGTTGTTCGCCCGCACCCACGCGGAGGGAACAGCGATCTTCGACCGGTCCGATGCACTGTTCTACGGCGACCCCGACCACGGCGGGGGAGGGCAAGTCACTTTGTCCATCACCCCGCCGCAGGCCGCAGGGCTGGTGTTCCCGATCGTGTTCCCCTGGGCCACCCTCACCGGCGGGCAACGTCAGGGCATCGTCACGAACACCGGGACCAGGCCAACCGGGGACGTGACGATCACGATCACCGGCCCCATCGACCACCCCATCGTCACAGGCAAGGGCTGGACCCTCGACCTGGACGCGACCCTGCTCTACGACCAGACGGTCACGATCAACGCCCGCGCCAGGACCGTGCGCCGCAACGACGGCACCTCCCTGGCAGGGAAACTCTCCCGGAACTCCCGACTCGACCGTGTTGTCGTCCCGCCCGGGTCGTCCGAGTTCACTTTCCGTGGCACCGACCAGACCGGGTCGGCCACGGCCACCATCCGTTGGGGTTCAGCCCACACAACACTAGGAGCCTGATATGCCTCTACGTCCTGTCCCATGGGCCACCTCAGGTGGTGTCGACGGTAAGGGTGGTGCGGAGAACTCCGTCGAACTCGCCCGCGTCGGCCTGTACGTCTCCACCAAGGGCGGTACAGGGATCATCGAAGCCAACGACTTCCGGGTCACCCAGCTTCCCGTGCCCGGTGCGGCTGTCCGAATCCTCAAAGGATCCGGGGCAATCAAATCCACGTACCCGGGTGTGTTCGGACAGTCCTATGGGGTGCAGGAGGAGTCGTTCACTGACGTGCCAGTGGCCGCAACGGGATCGGCGGGGGCGGCGGTGAAGTACGTGTACGTGCTCATCCAGGATTCCCAGTATGCCGGCCAGCAGCCCGCGAACATCAAGACGGGACCGTACAACTCCTACCAGGTGTCAACGTCGTTGCCCGCGAATGCGCCGTACATGTTGCTGGCGCGCATCGACCAGCCGGCGAACACGGCGACGATCACGAACCAGATGATCACGGACATGCGGAAGATCGCAGACCCGAAGCAGTGGACCGTGGACCGCTCCCGCGCCTCGGTGGCTTCCGATCAGGGCATGGCGCTGAACTCGAAGACCGCGGCCGGTGAGTGGTTCCCCGGCGACGGCACACCCACCGGCGCCAGGCAGCGCATCGACGTCCCCGACTGGGCGACGCGAATGATCATCAAGCCCTCCTGGTACAAGGTGCGGTACGAGCGCAACGCCAACGTGTGGGGACGGTACTGGATCAACTACGGCCCCTCCTCAGCTGAGGGCAACTACAACGGGCAACCGTTCCCGTACAACACGCAGGAGTTCGCGTTCGATGTCTCCGAGGGGCCAGTGTCGCGCGACGACTGGTTGAGTTCCGATGACCGGTACATTCCAGCAGCCATGCGGGGGAAAGAGGCAACGTTCGCGTTCAGGGCACGTCGGCACGATTCATCCACGATCGCCGGCGCGGTGAGGATGGACGGGGTTTCCGGTCTGGATCTGACAGTGCAGTTCCTGCAGGTGCCCGACATGTCCACGGAGTAACCCCATGTCTGAGTGGCGGTACATTGCGACCCGCATGCACGGTGACGGAACCGAGACGGTGCTCGACTGGGACGTTCCTCTCGACGATGTGTCGGTGCAGGAAGCGCTCTCTGGTCATGGGGGTGTGGATGGGAAAATCTCACCCGAGATCGCGCGCCTCAAAGACCCCCAGGGGAAGCCGATCTTCAAGCCCTGGTCGACGGCGATCTACGCCGAAGCGTCCGGGCAGATCCGGGGCGGGGGCATCCTCACTGACCTGCCCATGGATGGGCCGAGCTTGTCGATCGACACGATCGGGCACACCGGGTATTGGGCGAAGCAGCCGTGGATCTGGGAGCACAAGTTCGACACCGCGGACCCCCTCGAGGTGGACCGGCTCATCATCACGGAGTTCCAGAAACAGCGCGGCTTCAACCTGGGTCTGACACCGGTCGGGGATAGGAAATCCCGGATGGTGCGCATGTCCGAGTCCGTGTCGGGGTCGAAGGAGCTGTACTACCTGGGATGGTGGCAGACCCTCGACCTTGATCGGGAGCGTCAGCAGCTCGCGGAGTTCGGCGGGTACGAGTGGACTGTCGGGCACCGGTGGTCGGGGGAGCGGATCGTTCACGAGATCGAGTACGGCTACCCGAGGATTGGGGCCAGGCGCACGGACCTGCGATTCGTGGTGGGGGAGAACGTTCCCGACAACATCGGGGCCACGGACGACGGTGACGAGTACGCCTCGCATGTCCTCGTGCTCGGGGCCGGGCAGGGCCGGAAAATGGTCCGCGCCCAAGACTCCCAGACCACTGATCGATTGGGGCGGTGGGCTGTGGTGTCGGATAAGTCGATCGGAAAAGACCAGATCGCCCAAACCCGAGCCACGTCCACGTTGAAAGCCCTGTCGGGGGAACTCGACATCACAGAAATCGAGGTACTCGACCACCCGAACGCCCCCGTGGGGTCGTACCGGGCGGGTGACGAAATCCTCATCCAATCCGGGCCCGGGTGGGCTGACTTCGGTGACCTGTGGGTGCGGGTCATGGGGGTGATCCACCACCCGGAGAAGAACACGAGCACTCTGCAGATTCGGCGAGGGGAGAAGATCACATGAGCCTGTATCAGCGTCTTGACGGTATCGCGAAGCGCATGGACGAACTTGAGACTCAGGTGCGTGCTGTGGGTAATCAGCCGCAGGCGCAGCGCACCTCCGTTGAGGGTGGGTCGATCGACTTCAACGACGCTGACGGGAACCTCAAGGCGATCGTCGGGCAGCAGTTCGACGGCGGGACGACGGTCAATGTCGTGGCTGGTCCGACCCCGCCGACTCCTATCGCCCCGGTTGTTGAGGCCGACTATGGCACGATCAAGGTCCGCTGGGATGGACGGTTCGAGGGCGACGCTATTGCTCCCACGGATTTCTCTCGCGTGCAGGTGTACGCGAAGGCGGGCGGATTCGTCACGCCGACCCCGGAGAACGCGAAGGGCTCGATTGTGTCCGCCGCTGGGGATGAGGTGTCCCTCGGCGTCGAGAAGGGCACGCACACAGTGTGTCTAGCCGCATGGTCTCAGGCCGGGAAGATTTCTTACATGTCTGCCCCGGTCACGGTCGAGGTTCCCGGGTACGGGGATCTTGTGCAGGCCGCGATCGATGAGGCGCAGAGACTCATCGACCAGGCGAAGCAGGCGTTGGAGGGGAGCCAGGAAGAGCTCGCGAAGAAGATCGCCACCGCCGAGACTGCGCTCAGCGAGCTCAAGACCTCTCTCGGCGATCTCGCTGACACGACCCTCCCAAAACTGCGTGAGGATCTCACCGCCGCCGAGGGCCGCCTCGACGAAGCTGAACAGGGTCTCGACGCGGTGCCGGGTGCGATCTCGGGTGCCGTACAGTCCGCGGCTGATGCGGCAGCGAGGTTCGATGCCGAGCTGAAAACCCAAATGGATCAGGCGCTCGCCTCAGCCAGGTCCGCGCTTGAGGGTGACATCAGTACTGCCCAGTCGCGGGCTGATTCGGCGTTCCAGTCCGCTGCGGATGCCGGGTCTCGGGCGGCGGCCGCGAGGACCGCTGCGGATCAGGCGCTCGCGGATGCGGCTGCCGCGGCGGGGATCGCGAACGGCAAGGGCAAGACCATCGTCCAGGTGTCGGCACCGACCGGGTCGAACGCGAACATCAACAACCTGTGGATCGACATCTCCGGCACCCCACCGAAGAACCAGCCGAACCGGTACGACGGCACGAACTGGGTGCCGGTGACGGACAAGGCGGCCACGGATGCGGCCGCCGCGGCGGTGGCTGCACAGTCGAAGGCGGACCAGGCGAAGACCGCGGCGGATGCCGCCCAGTCGGCGGCGGATGCGGCTCAGGCTGCGGCGAGTAAGGCTCAGTCGGATGCGACGTCGGCGATGACCTCGGCGTCGACGAAGAACCGGGTCACCCGGTCCACCTCACGGCCCCCGGCGAACTACGACGGCAGGGTCGATGATGTGTGGTTCACCATGTCCGCGATGGGCAGTGGCGGCCGTGTCCTGTTCCAGGAGCTGTGGAACGGCACCACCTGGGTGTCAGTGCTGGTCTCGTCTGAGGTCATCGCCTACCTTGATGCGGCGAAGATCACGACAGGGTTCCTCGACGTTGGTGCGCTCATCCGTGCCGGTGCGATCACCGCGGACAAGATCCTCGTCGGCGCAGGTCGTAACCTCATCCCATGGTCCCAAGTGCTCGCCGGGCGGACGACCGAGCCGCATTTTCAGGAGAACTCCTACGGCACCGGGACGCTAAACCTCGCGCCGGCCGACGCAGCCAGGGGCGTTCCCAACCACGTCGTACACAACCGCACCTCGGACGACCCAGGCGTCGATCGATACATCTTTTCGCTGAAGGCGGGGCCAGCGACAGCAGGCAGAGCGATCAGTCAGTTCTCAGTGTCAGGGGGCACCTGGTCATTCACCGCGCAGGCGTACACGGACGTGGCGAACCTCGATGCCCGACTGTCCCTGGTCTGGTACAAGGCTGACGGAAAGTATGGGGCGGCGAAGACGGGCACCCCGGTGCGCCTGTCGCCCTCACCGGTGCCTGTCTCCGTGACGATTACCCTTCCCTCTGAGGCGGCGTACATGATCCCCTTCGTGCGCACAAACCAGCCTGGCGAGACCCATTGGGTGAACCCGGAACTCGCGCTCGCAGTCGGCGGCACCCTCATCGAGCCGGAGGGCATCCAGACCCCGCACCTCGCGGCAAACGTCCTCGAGGTCTCCAACCTCAAGGCGGGGTTGGCGGCTATGGCTGAGGCTGTGGTGCAGAAGATCGCCGCGGCGACAGCGTCGATCCAGCAGGCCGACATCAGGAACCTCTTCGTCACCGGCCAGTCCACCCTCTCCACCGTCGTCGCCCAGACCATCGCGGCTGATGTGGCGCGGTTCCTCAAGATCGAGGTCGGACAGCTCATCGCCGGCACCGCCACCATGGACCAGGCCACGGTCCGGAAGCTCTTCGCTGACGTGGTCGTCGCCGGCATGGCCGTGGCGACCGAGTTCATTGGTGAGAACGCGATCCTCACCGGTGCCGTGACAGCGTCGAAGATCACCGCCTCGGAGGAGTTGTGGGCGAAGATCGGTGAGTTCGTGCGCATCCGCACCGGCATGCTCGAAGCCGATGCGATCGACGGCATGGTCATCACCGGTGCCACCATTCAAACCGCCCGCACCGGAGCCCGCGTCACCCAAGACGCCTCCGGCCTCTCCGTCTACGACGACAACGACGACTGGCGAGTCAGACTCACCCCCTACGGGTCCACGTTCAAGGGTGACCTTGAGGCCGAGTCGCTGGTCGCCACAGGTCCCGCGGAGTTCCGGCACACGGACAACCGACTCGGGCAGGGCGCGAAGCTCGTCCTCGAGGCAGGTGTCACGGACCCGACAGCGCCGCCGGTGGTGCAGCCGTATTGGGCCTCCGTGGGGTTCACTCCTCCTGAGGGTGGAGTCCTCTACGGCCTGGCCTACGCGGATGGGAAGTACTGGACGTTTGTCGACGTCCCCAACGCCTCCGAGGGTGACCGCCTCATCTCGGTTGATCCGGCGTCCGGAGTCGTCGGTGGCAACATTCCGATGACGGACCAGTTCTGGGCTGCCGGGGGTGTCACCGCGATCGGCTCCGAACTGTTCCTCCTGGGCCAGAAGTCCGGCACCCCGTACAAGTACTTCGTGCGCGTGTACTCCACTGCGGGGGTGTTCCTGCGGGAGTGGGAAGACACGCTGGTTGGCTGGTCGAAGACGAACCCCCTCGGCTACAAACCGGGCATCGGCACGGACGGCACGAACGTCGTCATCGCTCAGTGCACGGACGCCGGGAGCATGACCTGGCGCACCTACAACAAGACCACCGGTGCGCTGCTTGCCACAGTGGACTGCAAGGACCAGACGAAGTCCGACATTGGTGGCATCTACATCGGCCCCGGCGACTGGGGTGGCGGCACGTTCGTCACCGTCCGCAAGACCTCCGGCAACGTCGGGGACGCGATCGTCACGTTCTCCACCTCCGGGGTGTGGGATCCCGCGAAGTCGTGGAAGACAGCGGAGAACGGCCGCGACACGGGCCTGGCCTTCGCTGATGGAAAGTTCCGCACTCTCAACGGCGGAGGTGGCCGCATCAACGAGTACGCGCCACCGACGACAGGGGATGACTCCCCGGACTGGTGGGTGGCGTACCGGTGGGAGACCGATTTCAACAGCGACAACGCCCTCGACTACACGTCGCGGATCAGTCCCCCGACACGGTTCACATGGCCTCGTCGTGCCCGCTTGAAGGCGTTGGGTTCGCCGCTGCCGGTCGGAGTTGAAACGATCGGTGGTTTCACCGCGAAGAAGGCCACGACACCTGAGCGCACTGACTTCCGGCGTTCGTTCACGAACACCCAGCAGGGCAAATCGGTGGCGCTGTGGCACTACCTCGACAGTGAGACCACAGTCCCTGCCGAAGTGAACACGTACCCGACCGCAACCCCGTCGTCGATCGTCTCGGCGTCGTCGACGTTCGAGGTCAGGGGTGACGGCACCGGCAGGTGGGGGCCGCTGACGTTCAACCCGAACGGCACCGTCACGGGTGTCCCGAAGGTCGCCTCCGGGGTGGTGCAGCTCAACGTGCCCTCGAACAATGGTCGCGTCTCAGCGACAGTCACCCTCCCGGCGGGACGGTTCACCACGAAACCCGCTATTCAGGTCACCGCCCGCACCGCATGGCCTGTGGTGCACGCGGCGACTTTCACTGACGAGACGACCACGAGCTTCGTCGTCTGGGCGCGCAGGGACACTGCCGGCCCGCTCGACGTGGCATGGACTGCGATAGGGGAATGAGATGTCAGACCTGTGGGCAACGTGTCTCACACCGGATTGTGTGAACGAGGGTGAACCCGTGCAGCTGACCGACCCTGAGATGCTCGTCATCTGCGGGCCGTGCGGGGCACCGATCACGGAGAAGTCCACCACCCCACCCGAACCGGTCGAGGAGGTGGACTCGTGAGGGGTCGTCACAGTTACGCGATGCTCTCGATCCTGCGGGAGAAGTTCAGGCTCGAACCAGCCCCAGAATGGCTCCTCACCGCGCTGCTCATCATCCTCGCCGGACGGGGACTGGGCAGCGGACTCGACCTCGCCCTCGACCCGGACACGAGCAGTGACATCTACGCCTACGCCGATATCGTCGGTGCCAACACCTGGGGGTGGTTGCAAGCACTGGCGTCCGTCCTGCTTCTGTTGGCCATGGCCTCCCGGTGGCTTTCTGCGATTCTCGCCACCCAAGTCGTGATCACCGCGATCTGGTTCGTCTACGGCATCGCGATCTTCCAGGGCACCCTCCCGATCATCACCGAAGCCGGTGGGCTCCGGAACGCGTTCAACCCGTGGGCAACCGCCGCGGTGATGTTCGTCGCGTTCCTCGCCACGGTCGACCAGATGCGTCGGAGGATCGCCCGGGATGGGAGGCCCGCATGATTCCCACGCTGCCGCCGTCGATGATGGATGCCCTCGTCCAGGCTGGTGGTGGTGCCGGGTTCATTGCGTTCGCGATCGCGCTCATCGTCCAGGGCCGCCGCAAGGGACTCAAGGAGCGGGCCGAGGAGGCCGAGCAGGGGCGGAAGGACGCGACCACGGAAATCGCTGACCTGAGGCGGCAGCTGAACGAGATGGAGGCGAATTTCAACACGAAACTCGCGGATCTTAAAACCCAGTTCACGGAACAGGTGGAGAGACTCCAGGCTGAGAATGTTGCCCTCCTCGACGTCGAGTACCGGCTCCGCCGCCGCATGGCGGAGAACGGCCTCACCCACGACGACATCACCTGACCATCAACCACCCCACCATCACGCCCCAGACACACGGTCTCGGGGCGTTTCTCATGCCCGAAGGAGGCAATCATGGCCCGTTCGCAGAACGGCTACAGCGCCAACGACCGATCGAAGGTCGCGTCATACTCCATCCCCGGCGGGAAGATCGCGGTCCGCAAGGGTGACGTGGCAACGATCCTCACCTACATCGCGAACCGATTCCACCGCGAGGTCGAACCCCTCAAGTGGCCGGGGAACTGGGGATACGCGGAGAGGAAGATCCGCGGCTCCTCGACTTCGCTCTCCAACCATGCCTCGGGGACGGCGATCGACCTCAACGCCCCCATGCATCCCCTGGGGAGGCGGGGCACGTTCTCCTCGAAGCAGGTCGCCGCGATCCGCCGCATCCTCAAGGACTGCGGTGGGGTTGTCCGCTGGGGTGGCGACTACCGTTCCCGCAAGGACGAGATGCATTTCGAAATCAACGCGGGCTCCGCAGCGGTCGCGAGGGCCGCGGCCCGCATCAAAGGGAAGAAGCCGTCGAGCACCCCGAAAGTCCCAGCAGGGTACCGGTACGTGAAGTACGGGGACACCCTCCGCAGGGGCACCTACGGCGACCCGGTCGCCGCGGCGCAGAAGATGCTCGGCATCAAGGCGGACAAGATGTTCGGCCCCGGCACCGAGGCTGCCGTCAAGCGGTTCCAGCGGGTGTGGAAGCTCTCCGCGGACGGCGTTGTCGGCCCGAAGACCTGGCAGGCATTGAAGAAGCACGGAAAGGACTGACATGTATTTCTCTCGAGTGTTCTGGGTATCTACCCTCGAACGAGCGGTGAAGACGGCAGCACAGTCAGCGGTCGGTGTCCTCGCGGTGGGCGCGACTAGCCTCCTTGATATCGACTGGGTGGGAGTGGCGTCGGCCGCCGGTCTTGCCGCAATCGTCTCTGTCCTCACCTCGATTGCAGGGTCACAGGTCGGCACGGCCGGCGATCCGTCTCTGGTGAAGCCCCTCGAAGTGGGGGATGAGCCACCGACGAGTCGGTTCGCTGACGTGGTCGACCCGGACAACCTCCAGGAGGGAGACCCGGAAGACGAACGCGTTCTCGAGGAGGACGAGACCCCGCCCCCTGAGGGTTACGAACCGAGGCACTGACACAGCCCGGCCCCCATCGCATCACGCGGTGGGGGCCGTTTCGTCATGTCCACCCTCGGGCGCACACTGGACCCATGACCACACCCGATTGGATGACCGAATACCAGGCATTCAAGACCCTGACCTCCCACGCGAACGGGGAGTACATTCGCTTCTACCTCACCACTGGCCGCGACGGCATCACCTACACGCACTCCCAACTCCCAGACGGAGCCGGCCTCCCACGCTACTCGTGCCGCCTCACAGCCACGGACGGTGCCGAACTAACCTTCACCCTCAACGACTGGGCCGACCGCCTCGACGACGTTGCCACAGAGGTCCGCGACTGGATCCGCGCCCACGTCTCGCTCCGGGGATGCACGATCGACGCCAGCCGCTACCAGGGAGACCCGTACTGGCGGACTGAACTGCTGCGGGACAATGGGTGAGCCCCGAGTATGCGTTTACGATGCGCTTTGAGTCCAAGTCGACGTTCCCAGTCAGGACGCGGAAGTCGGCGCACGATCTGACATCGCGCCTGGTCAAGTGGGGTCCGCCAGTTCTCGCCAGTTCCTTCGAGTCACCTGCGATTCGAACCGCATTCGAATGAATAGGTCGCGGGTTCGATTCCCGCAGGCGGCTCGGTGACCAGGCCGGATACTCAGGTATCCGGCCTTCGTCATATCCGAATGACACGATTACGCCACGCTTTGTGTCCGGGCGATGAACGCGTCGAGAACCCCGACAACATCGGCAGGACCGCGATTCTCGTGCTCTATGTAGTGCTTGCTGGTCACGCCCACCTCGGAGTGCCCAAGCTGCTGTGAGGCCCCCTTGAGGTCCGACGAGCGGTAGACCTGCGTAGCGACAGTCTTTCGGATGGTGTGCGATGTCACCCATGACAGATCCACACCGTCGGCCATCTCGCGAACCTGCCGAAAACGCGCAGCGTAGTTGTTCTTGTCTAGCCAGGTGCCGACTGATGTGGGGAAGATTGCACCCGAGTCGGGGACTCTGTCATGCCCCGGGGATAAACGAGGCAGGGAGATTGGAAGAAGGAGTTTCTCTCTTGCCAGTGAAATACACCGACGAACTCAAGGCTCGTGCCGTCGAGCTCGTCATCCATGCCCAAGCCGATCCCGAAACTGCGAACGGAGCCATCACCCGCGTCGCGAAGGAACTCGGCCTGAGCAAAGAGCCCCTGTGGGTTTGGGTGCGCAAGCACAAGGAATCCGGCAAATCCACGCCGACTGAGTCAGTCGACCTGGAAGCGGAAAACCGCCGGCTGCGGGCTGAGCTGGCCGAAGCGAAACGAGCCAACGAGATCCTGCGCCGGGCCTCGGTTTTCTTCGCGGCGGAGCCAGGCCGCCCATCCAAGTAGTCGTCGCCTTCATCGACGACAATCGTCACGAGTTCGGAGTCGAGCCAATCGTGCGCGCCCTGAAAGGGACTGCTGCACGGATTGCTGTGAGCTCGTATTACGCGAACAAGAAGCGCCCACCCTCGGCACGTGCGATCAGGGATCAGGAGCTTATCGTCGTCATCAGAGACGTCTATGAGGCGAACTATTCCTGTTACGGGGTGCGGAAGATGTGGAAGGCGATCAACCGCGAATACGCCGATGAGTTCGGTCCTGTTGCCCGCTGTACGGTGGAGCGGTTGATGCGTCGGTTGGGCATCGACGGGGTACGGAGGAAGCGCAAGCGTCCGAAGACGGTCTCGGCCCGTGCTGAGGAGTGTCCGGACGATCTCGTT